TTGAAGATAGAAATATTCCATTTGAAGCCGATTTTTTAAAACCAATGAATTTGGGCATAGCTCCAAATTATGATATTGTATTCAATATTTTAAAAGGTCAAGGAATTCTTCGTAAAGGTAAAGATGACAAAGAACTTAACATTTATCGAGAAGAGCTTGGTAATAATGCGCTTGTTTACCCTCTTTATAATATTGATGGCGCTCTTTGCGGATTACGCTTCAGGCAGTTAGATAAAAAAGATTTCGCTGAATGGATTCCGGTAGGTCATACATGCTTCTTTAATGGGCAAAGATTTAAGTATCGTCCTCGCGGTCGTAGAATTATGATCGTTGAAGGTGAAATGAATCTTGTAGCTTATGGAATCGCATTATATAGACACGCAAAGAAAGTCGGACTTGATGTAGTAAAGACTCTAGAAGATTCTTTACCGATCATGTATGCAACTGGTTCTAAAATTAATACAACTACAATTTTTAAAGATCAATTATCAAAAGTTCTGTATTTACAGGATCATGATATTTCTGATCTTAATGAAGATATTGCACCAAAAGATCATCCTGTATTAAAGACTTGTGCTAAAGTAGCAAAAGAAATAAATGCAGATGACCTTACAATTGCAGATTGGGAAAAGCTTTCTTATGTTAAAGACAAGTTTGACCTTGAAGCATATTTAAAATTTAATGAATATAAATTAGAATCAATTTCTGCAATTGATTCTATAAGTATTGCTAGATATGCCGTAAATGCAATTAAAAAATATTGCGGATTTATTAAAAATGAAGATAACCGTCGTGAAGTGCAAATTAAATACTGTCTTGCTGTATCTGAAATGTTACAGTATGCTCAAAAGGAAGTATTTAAAGAAATCGTAAAGAAAGAATTTGCAATTAGTGATAATGTAGAAGATAATATTACTTCTCAACATAGAGAAGTTACAGTAGGTCCATATTCTATTGATGCATTAGGTAGAATTATACAAACAGTAGAAGATGAATATGGTAATCGAAAAAGCTTTCCTGTTACTAATTTTTATATGAGAATTACGGAAGAAATCTCATACTTCAGTCATGTAAATAATTCTCTAGAAAAATTTTATATGGTAGAAGTGATTGTTAATGGTAAAAGTGTTGGACAAGCAGAAGTCGAATCAACAGATATTGTTGATAACAAAAAGATGCAAGGATTTCTTGCAACTACTGCTAGTTTAACTGACTTGACATATATGGATAATAAGTTAAGAGGAAAAGACTTTTACATTATCACAAGCTTAATGGCTACGATTCCCGTAAATACAAAAAGGTATGTTTTCTCTTCTTTAGGCAGACCTTTTGAGGAATTCTGTTTAACACATTTCAAAACAGAACTTTTCTGTCTTTTCCCTGGTGTTTCTGTTATCAATGGTCAAATTAAGTATAATGATACATTCCAGGTGAATCTTTCTGGACGTAATAGTATCATGGATACGCTTCCCTTTGAATTCTCTATCTTATCAGAAGAGGATTATAAAGTAGCATTAAATACTTTATGGTATACACTTCGTCATGTTCATGATTGTAATTTTATTGATTCTCTGCTTGGCTTAATTTATGATTCTTGCTGTAGAGAACTTCAGCCTTATGGAATTGTTGATAATGAACATGGATTTCCAATCTATTTAGCTGGTCAGTCTGGTGCTTTTAAAACTACTTCTGCTGTAATGGCTATGTCATTACTTGGAAAGTTTAAAAGTCAGAATGATTTGTTGAATTGGAATGGTACCGCATTATCCATTGAGCATCAATTGATTAAAGTTGGTACAATGACACATTGTATTGATGATATGAAAATTGAAGATATGGCAAGTAAAGAATTCACTAATTTTTTCCAGAGTATTTATGGTGGAGCAACAAAGACTCGTATGGACACTACTGCAACAAATATGCGTGGTGGTCATAAGCTTCAATGTTCTATTATTATTACTTCAGAATCAGAAAACGAAAATGTAGCTGAAGCTATTGCTGCTCGTATGTTAACTCTGCGTATTTCTAGATGTTCAAAAGAAATTGCAGATGAACGAGAAGTACATTTTCGTAAAATGATGGAATTATATAATGAAGAAACTTGCTATATTGATTTAATGCGTGGTGTAACTCCACGTATGATTGCTTGGGCGCATAAGCGAGGTCATGATCCTTATGCTGCATCTATGGTAAAATGGAAAAAAGTATTTTCTAAAGTTCTAGAAAAACACAAAAATAATGCTGAACGTCCTTCAGATATGGTTACTCGCTTAGTAGCTTCATTTGAACAAATGTGCGAGTTTTTCAAATATGAAGGCGTAGCGCCAACGACAGAGATTGATGCTGCTTTTGAAAATTTTGTGAATTTCTGGAAAAAGCAAATTAAAAATCAGATTACTCGTATTGAAAAACAATCATCTACATATAAGATCATTGATCTTTTATGTCAGCTTATTAATAGCGAATCTATCGGAACAAGAGTTTATTCTGGTGGAAGATGGTTAGAACCAAAGCGAATATTTAATAGTTATCCTATATGCGATGTAACTTATCCTGAAGGTAAAGGTAGAAAGATATTAATCATATCAGTTTTATCTATTATCAAACAAATGAATATGCAGATTGCTAATAATAGTCAACCTATTATTCAAGGGAAGTTCATTGAGGATTTAAAAGAAACTGGATTGATCGAAAATATTGGCGGCGAGTTAATAAAATATCCTATTCCTGATGCTAAAACTGGCAATATTAACTGGAATACTGCTAACACGATGGCTATTGATTATGAAAAACTCATGGAAACATATGCGAGGATCAAAGAATGATTAAATCTGTTATTATCAATAATTTCGGACCATTAGAAAATGTACAGTTTGATTGCAAGAAATTTAATATTTTTCAAGGTAAAAACAACCAAGGTAAAACAAGCATCCTTGAAGCTATTAAATGGTGTATTATTGGCGGTAACGATGAGTTTCTTGTTCGCAATGGAACTTCTACTTGTGAAGTAATCTTAGTTTCTGATAAAGGTTCCAGAATCGAAAGACGCTTAACTAGAGGTGGAACAAGTAAACTTTATATTTATGGCGCTGACGAAAAACCAGTAAAAGAACCTCAGAATGCTTTAAATAAACTTTATAATCCTTTACTTTTCGGACCTACTGATATGCTCCGAATGAAAGCTAAGGATTTGAATGAATTCATTTCTACTACAATTAGTAAGCGATTAAAGCTTTCTGATAAAGAAATAGAAGAGTATGGATTAAAAGATGAGGTAAATCTTAACGAAGATCCCGTTAGAGAGATTCAGAAGTTTTATGATGAACTTTTTAAAGAACGTACCGAAGTTAATCGTGCGGTAAAAAACTTTGAAAGTAAATCATCTGGTGCAGAATTAGTAAAACAAGTTACCGATATAGAACTTGAGGCTATGGAAAAATTGGTTGCTCAGACAGAAGCTGATTTATCTAGTGCTAAAGAAAAAAATATTCGTCTTGATATTAGTAGAAAAAATGCTGATATTAAATTTAGAACTGAAGCTAATATCAAACTTCTTAAGAAAGAATTAGAAGATGGTATGGTTGTTTTAGAACAGCTTGATGAATCTGCAAAAGAATTAACGACTCTCGTAACAGAGAAAGAACGGTTAGAAAAAGAACTTGATAAGGATCGTACTGAGCTTGCAAATATTAAAGCAACGTTGGATAAGTTAGGGACAGGTGAAATTGCCTGTCCTATCAATGCTTTAATTAAATGCACTACGGATATGAAGCCTTATAAAGAGCAACTTGAAAAAGCTCAAGATAAGATTAAAACAGCAGGTAAGGCAAAGTATGCTAAAACTACTGAACTTAATGAGAGAATTATAAATATTCGCTCTGCTATTGAAACTGGTAAAAATCTCAAGAGCAAGAAATTAGAATTAGATAGAGCAGAAAGTATCCTTAGTGAGTTAGAAATTCTCGATGGTGACATTGTTGACGTTACCGGTTTAGAGACTTCTCTAAAGCAAATGAAGGATGAATTATATAAAGCTAGACTATCAAAAGACATTAATAAAATTTCTGGAATTGACAGCATGAGAAAGCGTCAAGATGAGTTAAATAAACAACTCGAAAAATTAAATGTTCTTTTGAAAGAAGTTATTCCTAGTCGCTTGACGCTTGGAGTAAAAGATGTAACATTAGGGAAAGAAGGAATTTTTTACCAGGGTTTGCCTCTAGTAAGAATTGCTGATTCTTTAAAATTGCGTTTATGCACAGCTATTTTAAAAGATTTATTTCCACAATCTAATTTATACTGTTTGGATAAATTAGAAACAATTCATAACATAGAGTTAAAGAAGTACATTGAATACTATTCAAACGAAAAAAATGAAATTCAATATATGGGATCTTTAGTTGGTGAAATTGGACAAATGAATTCTTCTAATGTAAAAATTATTACTATGGATAATTTTAAAATTAAAACATAAAAAGGATTTTTATGTTATATTCTTATTGTGAAGGAATGTTAGTAAAAAAATATATTTTAGTTTCGTAAATATAGAATAGAAAAGGACATTCGCCAGATTTATCAATGACAAATGAAACTGCATTAATTAGAACTACATTTTTAAAACCAATTCAACAATTAATATTAGAGATAGATAAATATACGTGTAATTTATGCTTAAAACAAAAATCTGGAAAATTACATGTACATCATATAATTAATACCAATTAATGAAAATAGAGAAATATAATAATATTCTAAGGAATATTTAATATGGAAAAAACAGCAGATTATGAATATAAAGTATATAAAAAGAATGGAAAGTTGATCCTACGTTTACCCGGTGGTCATGAGATTCCTTATGATCACCGGTTTCCGAATTGCCCTGATTTGATGGAGGGGGAATTCTACATCATAACCAAGGGGGGTTGATGAACGAACAAACTAAATCAAGTAAAGGTCATTGGATTCCATTTTTAACGAATACAGCTTTTGTTATCATCGCATTAAGCGCAGCAGCTTTTGGTGGTAAAATCTTATATATTAAGATGGATAAAATAGACAAAACAAATCAATTAGCAATTGCAAATTTAACTGAAAGTAATAAACGTAATGTATTATTAAAACTTATTGATACAAAAATGGATATTCCTATTGAGCAAAAAGTTAAGCTTCGTGATACAATATATGATTTAGCTTATGTCAAAGAAATTCCTCTTCCATTAATTTGTGGACTTATTGAAATAGAAAGTCAATGGAATCCTAATGCTGTATCGGAAGCTAATACAAAAGGATTATTTCAAATACTTCCTTCAACAGCTAGACCTTATTTGCGATATGAAAGAATTGAATATACTGAAAAAGTTTTATTCGATCCAATTAAATCAACGATTGTTGGTATTTCATATTTAGCAGATTTACATGCAGGTCATATTGAAGCTGGTAAAAATGATAATGATTTTATGTTAAGTTTGCATTCTTACTTTTGGGGTTCTGAAAATACAAAAATTTTATACTCCAAAAAAGATCAAAGAAATAATGTGCCAAATATGTCTTATCCAATTCGTGTTCTTGAGGCAAGTAAAAAGTATAAAGAAATGGGACTGTGATAGCGGCTCTGAAAACTCAAAAATTTTCACTTGGCATCAAATTAAGAGAAATGGGCTTACCTCAATACATTATTGATAACTATGATGAAATCAAGTTAGCATTAATGGTTGAGAAGATTCCAGAAAACCCCTGGAGATTTTATGATCGTGATAATGGGTTTTCTCTTAACTTATGTGAAAAGTTAGCTGAAAAATATCGGGTTAATGATGAACTGGAGAAAGCGAAAGCTTATCTCCAGTTTTCTATTGAGAAAACTGCTGATTTAGGCCATTGCTATGCAAGAGAATGGCAAGTTAACAGTCATATCAAAAAAGGTAATTTTTCAGACTATACTAAACAACAAGCTATAAATTTTCTTCAAAAAGAAGGAACTTTATTCGTAAGTCCAAAAGGCAATTACTTTTTATCTAAGTATTTTAATGCTGAAAAGAAATTTGCCGAATTACTTAAAAATCTAGATAACCAAAATGGTTACGCTACTGGATTCATAAAAGATTACTCTTTTCTTTATGATGATTTAAATAATGATCAAAGAGAAGCTGTAGATGCAATCGAATATAATCGGTTAATTATATTAACTGGTTTACCTGGAACCGGAAAAACTACAACAATTAGAGCCATAGTTGATTCTTATGGTTATGATAATGTAGTCTTACTTGCTCCTACAGGTAAAGCTGCGTCTAGAATTTCAGAATTATGCAGAGTTCAAGCTTCTACTTTACATTCTTTCTTTTTCAATCCACAAGGTTTTGTTAATACGATTGAAGGAAAGATAGTAATTATTGATGAAATATCTATGCTTGATGCAGAAATTGCAGGTTGGGCATCCGAAGGTATTAAGGAAGGATGCGTACTTGTCCTTGTTGGAGATCCTAATCAATTACCTAGTGTTGGACCAGGACAAATTTTGCAAGACATACTTGACAGCAAAATTGGTTGTCGTTACCATTTAAATAAGATAATGCGAAGCTCCCCTGGTTCGATCATTATGTCAGCACATGCAATTCAAGCTGGCGATAATATAGTTTGTGGAAATGATAAACAAGTATCTTTATATTTTCCTAATAAGTGGGATCTAGAAAGCATTACTTCTAAAATTTGTCAGCATCTAGAATGGAAGGATGCGCAATTCTTATCTGTGTTAAAAGAAAAAGGTTCCCAGATAATAAACAAGGTTGCACAACAAACTCTAAATCCGAAAACCACAGATGGTTTCAGATTAGGAGATAAGGTCATTCATACTAAGAATAATAAAGACCTTGGCGTATATAATGGAGAAACAGGAATCGTAATTAATAATACAGATCGTAAGTTAACGGTAGAATTTAAAGATAAAATAATTGATTATACGGGTTCATGGTTATGGCAATTAGAGCTTGCTTACTGTATTACAACACACAAATCACAAGGCAGCGAGTTTGACAAGGTTGTGTTTTTTGTAAATGAAAGCCAGATAACTTCTCGTAACATAATTTACACAGCATTAACAAGAGCTAAAAACAAGATCTTGATAATTGCGCCTTCAGAACAAGTACTTCAAAACGCTATCTCTAACAAACAAAAGCCACGGCAAACAAGTCTTGGATTTCTACTTAAAAGGGAGTAATAAGTGTCGCTAAAGATTCAGCAACACACCATACAAGCTCGACTTGCTATTGGTGAAAAACATGCAGAAAAAGGCTATCCAGTTAAATTAGATTACTTTATTGCAACACATCCATTTGATCCAAAAACAAAGACAGCACCTAGACATAAGAAATTAACAGAATATTTTGAAGCAACATATAAAACGGCTAAACCAAAGTTTGTTGATATTGTATTAATTGATCATCATTATGAAGAAGCATTCTTTACTAATTACATGAATTACCCCGGCACTACTTGTAATTGTCGTGGGGATGGCGAAACTGCTATTCGTACTAATTCCGAAGGCGTTAAATCTGAAGTCGTTTGTGATTATGCCAAATGTGAATTCAGATTAACTAAAGGAAACAAAGGAATTGTTAATACCTGTAAGCCTACAGGTATCTTAACTTTTATTATTCCTGATGCACCAATGGCAGGTGGAGTAATTAAATTCTCTACACATTCAATTATGAGTATCGGTAAAATTAATGATGCTCTTATGAATATTTATGCTATTAGAGGTACGCTATTTGGCCTTAAAGTAAGACTTAAGGTTACAATGGTACAAGTCAATATTGGCGGTAAAACTCAGAATGTTCCTACTGTTGAATTAGAAATTCCATTTAGTTATAATGAAATTGCTGAAGGTGCTGGCACAAAAATTGGCACTCTTATGGAAGCCAAAGCAAAACATTTAGCAATGGGTAAATTACCAGATGAAAAGAAAATGAGAGAAATTTCTATGGCAGCAGAAAAAGATGCTTATGTAGAAGGAGATATCCCTAGTCAATCAACTATTGATGCTGAAATTGTAGATCCAGGTCAGGGAGCGGTAGATCCTACTAACTCTAGTGATCAAGAATTCTCATTTTAAGTTGAGGTCAAAATGACAAGGTTAATTGCCGTAAACGATCTTAAAATTAAATGCGGCAATTTATCTTTTAGGGAATGTAGTGTTACGTTTCGGCGTAATGCTACATTCCCTGATCAACTTCCATCTAAGTTAACTATATCAATGCTTATAAAGCCATCTTTTCTATGGCATAAAAATGCTGTTATATGCTATTGTGATGGAATAATTGTAATTCAAAAAGAGATACCTGTAATCAAACAAAAAGAAGAGCAAGTCATCGAAGAAGAAGATGATGATTATGGAGATTATAGAGAAGATCCTGATGTAGAAGATCCATTTTCAAGTTATAGTTTAGTTGAAAAAATGGATCTTGCAGAAGAAATTGAAGAAACATATCAAAAAGAAAAATATAATTGGATTCATAGATTTAGTAAAAATGAAAATTTAATAGAAGCCATCAACTTAGGGTATGATTGTGATGAGGCTTATTGCAAAGAAAGAATCGAACAAGAGTACCCTGGTTTTATGATTGTTGATCATACTACGTATTTCTGGAAAGCTAAATATCCATCACTAAAAGCAATTAATGTCGAAAAACGATTAATGATGCAAGTAAATGGATTCACAGCTAAATATGGAACATACGTTAGAATCGTAGAATTAGAAAAACATCAAGGCGTAGAATATAATGATCAAGAAGCTATTGTAATATTTAATTATCTAAATAAATTCGAAATAATTGGATTATTATCAGTAGTGGAGCAAACAGTATATGGCAAATAACTCGAATGCAGCCATTTCAGGAGCAAGATACTCAGCGATTAATTCTATGCATTATTGCCGACTTTGGGCATGGATGACATATAGAGAAAAACGTCAAGGTTATAAAAATCCATTTGCTAAACTTGGAATTGTTATTCACAACGTATTAGAAGATTATGGTAAATATTGCGTAGAAAATAAAGTTGATACAGATTACGCAAAGTTTGATGAAATTAAATATAAATACTTACATGAGCTTCAAGAATCTCAGATTCAAGAAGCTCTTAGTATTTTAGAAAACATTAAAAACAACTTTAATTGGTCGTCATATAATGAATTTGAAATTGTTGACTTAGAGCAACGTTACGCTATTAATAATAAACTGGAAATAACTAACGATCCAAATCCTTACCTTTCCGGTGGTATTGATCTTATTTATATTGATGGTGATACTGCGTATATCGTGGACTATAAAACAGTTCGCGCAATTTATACTCGTCAATATATGAAAGATTCTTTGCAACGACGTATTTATGCATTACTGGTTATGAAAAAATATCCTCAAGTTCAAACTACAAAGTTTGCTTTTAACTTTGTTCGTTATGGATATCAATCTGAATATTTTGATATTCATCGTGAAGAGTTAGAAACTCTTGAACCTCTTATTCAGTCTGAAGTCGAAGCATTAATTAGTTTACTTAATGAAGAAGAACCACCCGAACCTAGTGCTGGTGATCATTGTATTCTTTGTGAAAGTAGAGCTAATTGTCCAGCTTATAAAAATGCTTTCGTAGAAATTGAGCAAATTACTTCTGAAAATGAAGCTAAGATTCTTTATGGTGCATATAAACTCGCAAAAATTAGAGTTTCTAATATGGAAAAAATTCTTAAACTCTGGATCGAAACTAATCAAAACATTCGATTGAAATATGAAGAATATGGACCTAAAGAATATGAAAAAATTGAATTTAATGATACTAAAAAATTAATCGAATTACTCCAGGGGGCGGGCGTAGCCGAGGGAGCTATCTTTGATGAACTTAATATGTCAAATACAAAAGTAAAAAAGCTTTGTAAGAAATTCAAGCTTTCTGATGATAAACAGAAAGAACTTGAAAAAATTGCTTCTAAATCTAAGTATACAAAGTATACCACGATTAAATTATCCGATGAAACGGATGAAGATGAAGATGAAGTTATAGTGGATCAATATCTATGATAGCCGAAATATTGGCAAAATATTTAAAAAAAGTAAAAGATTTTGCTAATGAGAAATCATCGTTTGAGATTTGCAAGAATGTAAAAATTCAAGCAAATGATAAAGAAATTATTCTTTATTGTTGTGATGGTGAATCTGGAATTAAACAGCGTATCAAGAATAATCACGGAACTCCCCTTATTGGGGAGTTCTGTGTTAATGTATTTAATTTTTATAAAATCGTCAGTAATCTACCTAAGCAAGCTGATGTATTAATGAAACTAAATACAGATAATTGGACGCTCAACTTAAAGACGGATGCTTTCAAATTTAAGTTAAATGTATTACCTCCAGATCAGATTTTTGAACTTAAAGAACATGATAATTGGAATGATACAAATGGAAACTTTTTTGATAGATTGAAATCTGTTGTTCCATTGTGTTTACATGAAAATTATCCTATTGTTTATAATGGTGAATACATTTACTATGCTAGTCCATATGCTATTATCTATGTTCCATTAGAAAGTAAAATTCCGCCTTTTAAAACAAATACTAAAATTGCAGTAAAGATTTTTACAGATCTTTTTGATAGAGCAGATGCAAATGAAAATCAAATTTTCTTTGCAAATGAACATTGTGAAATCTTTATTCCACAACTTGTAGCAAATGCTCCTAAGATTGAACAGATTGCAGATAAAGTAAAAGAATTTCATAAAATTGTCGTTGATGTAAATACTTCAGAATTATTTTCAGCATTCAACGTAATTGAAAGTCTGCATAATCTTAATGAGTATGGTTTACGTAATATTGATATGATTTTCGAAAAGAATACTTTATTACTTAAGTATGATACAGAGTCAGAGTTTTTAATTGCTGATATTAAATATACGCATCCAGAAAAAATAGTAATTAAGATTCCTTTCGATCACTTAAAAGTAATTACTGCACCTGAATTTATTAGAGAAGCTAATTATGTAAAAATCTTATTAGCTGAAAATACCACAATGTTTGTTTCGCAGAAAGGTCCACAATTAACGTTTGTTGGAGGTCTTTCTAGATGAAGGAAACTATCGAAAGCTTTCGTAAGCTATTGCAAATAGCACTCAAACAAAAATCAATTAAAATATTTGCAGATGGACGTATTCTTATTGTCTACAGATATAAACCTGACGAATTAAAAACTAGTGCTATTCATATAGAGCAATTACAAAAAAAGTTAATTACAAAATTAAAAGCAATTACTAACATAAATTACAATATCGTTAAATTGCAAAAAGAACCAAGTTTATGTTATAATACATATGTGAGGCTAATTAGCACTTCTTCAGCAGCTTCTCAGGATAAACTTAAATCTTTTCTTAAGTATTTTAGAAAAGATAAAAATGGTAATTTTACAAAAACCTCTTACAAAGAAATAACGATCAATGTATCGCCATCATCAAAAGAGGATTTTATAAATTTTATCTTATCTCAGAGATAATTTAAAATTAAGATGCTCTGGTGAAAAAATAGGGCCAAACAACCAAGGCCAGCCGATAGGCAACGAATCACCGAATTTTAATCAAACGTCTTTATTATTTAAGTATGTGCCACCATAAAAGACTTGACTATCCCTCCTAATGGTAGGAATGGTTATTGAGCGTAACTGAGGCACTTTTACTACTCTCCTTTTTAAAAAAAACTTCTTGCACCCATATCCAAAAGGTGTGATACTAAATGAACAGCAACCGGAGTTGCTGCTAACAGGAGAAATATCATGACTGAAACAAAAACCCGCGCCCCCCGCAAGCCTGCTACCGAATTCGGTCAGTCGCTCCGTGGATTTGTGGGGTCCGTAAATCCTTCTAAGCTGGCTATTAAGGTCGGTCAGGTTGTCGGTGAGACAGACGCCGAGAAGGTGCAAAGCTCTATCGCGTCAGTTGTCCGCAAGGCTGGTCAGAATTCCGGAGTCGTAAGCATTCGTAGTAAGCCGTTGGTTGAGGCTATCATTCAGGCCGTAGTGGAGCTTGATGATACGCTTCAGGCTAAAGGCGATAAGCTCCGTAAGGAATTCCAGTATGAGCAGATTAGTAACGCCAACCGCGAGCCTGGTGCGAACTGGCTGGTCAAGCTGAAGGCTGGCGAAGAGGTATTCCTCAAGGGCGGTCCAAAGGGCGATGCTTATTACCAGCTTTCCTTTGTCCGTGAGGCTGAAGAGGCTGAGGAAGAGGATTAATCTTTTTCTTATAGGTGTAGGACAAAAGGGGGGAGATTTCTCTCCCCTTTTTTTTAATTATGGATATTCAATATGTCATTACGCATAGGCGAAATCGTTAAACGATTATATGAAGCTAAGCCTCAGATCGGAACTATTGGAATTCTAGATCTAGAAACAACTGGCTTTGAAAAAGATGCACGTATTATTGAAATTGGAGCTATTGGTCTTAGTTTTGATGGTTTTGATGTTCATATTAAAACCTTTGAAGAATTAATTAATCCAGGGTTCCCTATTTCAAGTGAAATTACGGAAATAACTGGTATTACTAATGAAGAATTAAAAACAGCAAGAGGCGATAAAGTATATGATGATTTTCATAGATGGTTAATGCAATTAGCGCCATCTAAATGTGTGGCTCACAACGCTTCTTTTGATGAAAGTAAATTAAGATATAATATGAATCGAGTTGGGTATATGCAAGACTTGCCCCCATTCGATTGTACTATGAAATTATCTAGAAAATATCTCACTAAACCTAAAGCTGATAATCTTAAAGCTTTGAGTGAGTATTTTAATTTTAAAAATACGCAAGCTCACCGAGCTTTAGCTGATGCTGAAGTAGCTGCATATGTTTATTGCAAGATTATGTTAGGTGAATATGAATAAAACTAAAATCATCATTTATACTGATGGCGCATATTCAAGATTAAGAAATGTAGGAGCATATGCATTTATTGTTCAATACCTAGTTTACAATTCAGAACATGAAGAATATGAACTTAAAAAAGAAAATAGTTTTAGCAAAGAGGTAGTTAGTACGACAAACAATCGCATGGAATTACAAGCCGTAATAGATGCACTTAATTATTTAAAACGACCATGTGATAATGTTGAAATCATAAGTGATGCAACATATGTTGTCGATACTGTTAATCGTTGGATTAATTCTTTCGTAAAAGATCCAAAACGTTTAAATCATGATTTAATGCTTGAATTACATAAAGCAATTCGAAGGCATAAATCAGTAACCGCTAAATGGGTTAAAGGACATAGTAAAGATATTAGAAATCAACGAGTTAATGAACTTGCTCAGAAAGCGGCGGGAACCTGGAAGGGCAAATGACAGAAAAAGATGCTTTAAAGGAAAAATTAACTAAAAGCTATGGATGGAATTGGAAAGATCTTCAAGAATTAGCAGTCAATCTAGGTTATGAATATGTAAGACAAAGTGGATCGCATAAAATTTATCGTCATCCAATGATGAAAACAAATCTTGTCATTCCAGCTAACAAAGATCTTAGACGAACTGATTGTAATATTATAAAAGATTTAAGAAAAGTTTATTATATTAAATTCAATGAAGAAATCGAAGATAAGGTTACAATGCCAGAAACTGAAAAGAAATGGTTTGAATTAGTTAAAGCAATAAGATTAAAAAATGGATTCGGAGCAGATCGAGTTTGTCATGAAATCGGAGTAGCTTGGGATACATATAAGAAAATTGAATTAGGAGAAAGATGTTTTAATGCAAAAGAGTTAAAATTATGGTGTGCATTAATGAATGAGAATGATCAAAAGTTATCTGAAACATTCCCATTGCGAAAAACTGTTGGCAGACCTCCTAAAATTAGCGCAACTAAAGATGAAGAAAGAAATTATAGTTCTATTCCAAAAGAAGAAATTCCTGCTTTTGTAAAACGACTTGAAGAAGTTCACAAGACTCCAGCCATCATTAAGTCTAATGACTTAACTACTGCTGGTGAAATTATGATAGAAAGATTCAAAGAGCTAGATGAATTAATGAAACGAGCAGAAGAAATGAAACCTGAATATGAGAAGCTTAAGCAATGGCTTGAGTTTGCTCAGAAATTTATCGAGGGATAAAATGCTTAGCTGGATGGTTACTAATAAAGCAAAACTGATTACTCTAGGTTCTTTAGAGAAGCTATGTAATTATCTTAGTGGAATGACTTGGCTTTGGACAGTTGAAGCCGACGATGAATATTGTTATATTACTTTTAATAATCCTGACGAATATGGTAAAGATCGTCCTTGCACAATACGCTTTCCTGTAGTTACTACATTAGGTAAAGATGAACTTGAAAAAGTTATTCTTTTAGATGGTATTGTTGCTCATCAAACTGAATATTCAGATTATGAATATTTTGATGAAGATAGCGGTGAACCTTATACAGATACAGACGCAGAATATGATTGGTCTGCATGTATGGAACCTATCTTTGCAACTCTTGAAAAAGCTGCAAATCACGAATTAAATCTCAACCCTAACCCTGGAACGTAAAATGGAAATTACTGTACTTGGTGATGGTTTTGTACGTCATGTTAAAACTCTTGGTTCTGAATTAGATATTGTTAATGCCGCTAGAGTTTCATTTTCAAAAGAAGTTGAATCCATGCAAGATGGAGATATTAAGCTTTTAAAGTATCTTGCCAAAAATAAACATATGTCTCCATTTAGGCATTGTCATATTTCGTTTCATATTAAAATGCCAATTTTTACGATGCGTCAATTTGTTAAACATCGTATCGGCGTTGAGATTAATGAAATGTCTGGACGTTATGTAGAATTTGAAGATAATAGTTTTTATATTCCTAAAAACTTCAGAACCCAATCAACTAATAATAAACAAGGTTCTGCTGAAGATCTTCTCTATGCAATTAATCGTGATGCATTAGTTGTCTATAAAAATGCTTGCATAGCTGCATTTGATGCATATAAATTATTGCTTAGAATGGGTGTAGCTAAAGAAATGGCTCGTATGTGTTTACCGCTTTCTTTATGGACTGAAATTCGCGTAACCATGAGTCTTGAGGCTATCGCTCACTTTATCACATTACGAGAAGATGGTCATGCTCAATATGAAATTCGTCAATTCAGTAATGCTATCAAGCAGATTGCTATGCAAGAATTCCCTAATGCACTTCCTGCTCTTTTGGAGAGTTAATTGTTCTATACTGATGAAGAGATTAAAAATATTAAAGAAGCTTATTATTTATTAGAACGTATTTTTGAAAGTCGTGATGATGCAGAAGATACTTTAGCTAAATCATATAAATATGAATATCGTTCTCGTGGAAATCAATGGAATACTCAAGCTTTAATTGTTCGTGAAGTATATAATCGTAATAAAGTTAAGAAACAGCATCTTTTCACAATGTCAGAAGGTATTATGAATTGTATTATTGCTGCATATTGCATGTTCTATGATCCAGATCCAATAACTAAAGAAAAGATTAATAAGTTTAACAAAGCAGCAAAGAAAGCTATCAAAGCACATGATAATGCTATTATGAGGAATCTAGATGCTGTATGTTCCCGTTGATTTGAAAGATCGTTTAACAGAAGCACTTCATTATGCTTATGAAATTGGTCTAGAACATAATCTATTAGCTCAACTTTATCGTATGGGCCAAGATTGGAGTGAAAAACCTTATATTTGTTTTTTATACAATGATTTTGCTGCCTATTCTTTTGGATTTAGCTGTTTTAATTTAAGTGATTGTGAAATTACTAAAGATAAAGAATTAACTATTATTACTAGTAAACATGACGCAAAATGTTGGATGAATGGTGGTCTTATTTATCATGGACCACTTAAGAATGGTTTAGAGTCAGAACCTTTTAGTATGCAGTTAACCAAACATAACGGATGGTTTATTCACACATGATGAAAATTATTTTATAGTTTACACTTCCAAAGGAAAACTATGAGTAATAAAGAATTGTTACGAAAAGAAGTTCCTGAAGAAATGATGGAAAAGATTTTAAAATTCGCTCAAAGTAAAGAACGTTTCGTAGCTAAAGAAGTATTTCAAAAATTTGAAAACAATCCTGAATTCTTATTACGTTATGCTTTAAATAATCTTCGTATTGATAATAAAATTAAAATGTATGGCAATAAAAAAGGAGCTTTTTATTCTACAAATTTTAATTTAGTAGAGGATGACAGTAATAGTAATAATAATACTGATAATTCTGATCTAAAACAGCGCATCCTAGACCTATCTTCAAAATTTACAGGTTGGTTTTCACGAACTGACCTTAAGATTGAAGATGTTTCTATTCCAGTTGTTTTATCTGCAATTAAAGAATTAGTTCAAGAAAAGAAACTTGATATCCAGGGTGAACTTCGTTGGACTAAATATAGACTTGTAACAGATGAAACGGAGAGACAAGAAGAAGAAGAAGAGGAAGAAGAAGCATCCAGTTTGTATTCTGATATTCTTGATTTTATTAAAAAGCATAAAGTTGTAACGATTCCCATGATTATTGAAGAATTAGGAGTACAACGACATAATGTTGTAGAAGTTCTTGATAAACTTTGCGAAGATGAAGAAATCTATCATGAAGGAATTAAAAAAGCTTCTAAATATATTTATAAAACTGTAAATGATAGTGAAGTAGAACGTTTAGTTGATCAGTTAAAGCAAGATCGTAAAGTTGAGCGACGTATTGACGAATTAAGTAATTTCTTAATCTGCGAAGAAGAATATACCGCTGTTAGTATTGGTTTAGATGCTAATGAAGTGCTTCAGGTTAAATTCTTACGTAATGGAGTTTCAGATAGATTGGAAAAGTTTGAAGATCTAAGTGCAGGAATTAAATTCATCTATCACCTAACGGATATAAAAAATGGATAGTTTAAAAGAACTTGTAATATATTTAAAAACTTGTGAAAATGGTGCTTCTAGTGGGGAATTAAAAGAATTCTTTAATGACGAATCTCTGCTAAAGCAATTTCTTAAAGCTGGTATAGACAATGGATCTATTATTGTAAAAGGTAAAAAAAGAGGTACACGTTATTATGCAAAAGGCGCAACAATTATCGCGGCTCCGATTAAGGAACCTAAAAAGACTGAAGTTGATGATTATGCAGATAACTTAGATAGTTCTGACGCAGAGGCATGGCTTAAATCATCTAAACCAATTGTGGGTCAAGGTGTATTTACTAAGGTTATGAAATTTGGTAAAGATGAAAATAAGTTAAGTGCTTTTCTTAAATCTGGCGTTGTTGTAGAACAGAGTTATATTCAGTGGAATAAAGAAGAAAAACGTAATGTGATTATAGAAAAAACTTCTCATACTATTTACAATAAAATTGGTATTAAGCAAGAGGGACGTAAGTTTATTTTACAAAAATACAATTCTCATAACAACCATATCGAAGTTGAAACGTTTGGTGACTATGAGGATTTAAGAGAGCATCTTCGAATTCTTTTCTCTGGAGTATAAATGTTACGCTTGCGTGATATTCTCAACGTTCTTACTCGCAAAGGCAATGCGGGTGCTACAGTTGATGATTTTCGTAATGAGTATGGCAATGAAGAAATCGAAGATATTAAACGATTGCTTCAAGCCGCTCAAGACTTGAATGAAATTAAAAAAGATGGAAAAGGTCGTGGCGTTCGCTATTATTTAACTAATGTTCAAATTCCTGAACATAAAGTTAGAGTTAGTAATGTACGTAAAGTTTCTGAAGAGAATTTTATTGAAGGTGTAATTGATGTTTCTGGTATTACTTCAGTAAAAGAAAAAATTGATAAGATTATTGAATCTGACCATAAACTTCAAGAGCTTCATCAGTTCACTTATCGCAAAAAATTAGATAAACCTCTTTATGGTAGAGAACTTTATGATCATATAAATCATAGTGTGGTTGACATTGATGTCACAGTTGGCTATGATGTTAAGAAAAAGAAAAATGCTATTCTTTATTCTAAAGAAAAAATTTCTTCTAACAAGCTAATTATCTGTCGTGAACCTGATGGGCGATATGCAATTGTTAAGATTCATCTTGAATGTCCTGATCGCCCCGAAATTCAACGTTTCACTTTAATGAGCGAATTTGAGAAATGCCTTCGAACAATAGTACAAAAGTAATTGGTTATTATGATAAAGAAGAAGGAGATATTTATTGTCTCCGTCATGGACGTAATTTCATGCTTCCAATCATGGAAAAGGATGAAGATTACTTTGGTGAATGTAATATCTGTGGAGAAATAATTGATCCTAGAGACTCTGAATAAGATTTCAACAATTAAAACAAAAGCAGATAAGGCTTGGGAACTGGATGAAGCATGTAAAATTAGCACGTTTCATCCAGAACTTTTAAATCTTATCTTTGATAAAGATGTTAGATTTTTTGTTGATACTCTAAAGGTATCTAAAGGTTTATCTGGTATGATGCCAATTATGATAAAGCCTGATTATGAATTAGATTTTGAATTATTTCAACTTTTAAAAATGCTTGCGTCAGAAGAACTTAGAGGTAATGCTGGAGTGCAAAAATGTATTGATTTTGCTGATCAATTAATGCCAGCAGAAATCAAAATGTTTATTAATATTCTCGAAAATAAAACTCGACTTGGCATTGGTGCAACTGACATTAATAAGTTGTGCAAACTTTTCAAGATTGAGCAATTCGAAGTAATGTTCGCACAACAGTATAAAAAAGTAAAAAATATTGATTGGACTAAAGAACATTACATTCAGCCAAAGATTGATGGAATGCGTAACATTGGAATTAAGAAAGCTTTTGATACTATTAAATTTTATACACGTACAGGTAAACCAATTACATCATTACGTCATCTTGAACAAGAAATTAATGAAAAGATGTGGAAGTTAAGTTTTGTAATGGATGGAGAAATTGAATCAGGTACTTCATTAGAAGAAACTGGTGCAATTCGCCGTAAAGATGAACAAGCTGAAGATGCCGTGTATACATTGTTTGGTATATATAATTATGAACAATGGATGGAAAAGAATCACAAAGAACCTTATTTTACTACATATGCAATTACTCGTAATTTATTAGAAGATTATAAACCAAAAGGAATTAGATTAATTCCTACATACAAAATTAAAGCTAAGAGTGAAGAAGAATTCCATTCATTAATTACTAAATATTATCAAGAGTTCTTGGAACAAGGTTATGAAGGCGCGGTATTAAAAACTGCTAATCATGTATATCAACCCTCTGCCGGAAGTAAACGATCTAGTGATTGGATTAAGATTAAACCAGAAGAAACTACGGAAGGTATTATTACTGAAATTCTTGAAGGCGAAGGGCAACACCAGGGGTTGGTTGGTAAGTTTATGGTAAAGTGGATTGATGTAACGTTTGAAGTTGCACCTGGAAATCTTAATCATGAATCTCGTAAGAGAATTTGGGATAATAAGGAAGCTTATCTTGGATCTGAAATTGAATTCAAATATCAGGTTCTAAGTATTTACGGCGTCCCTCGTCATGCTTCAGCTATTAAGATAAGGAATAAGTAAAAATGCTAAATTATTACTTACTTATTCTTGGGGATGAATAATGTTTATTATTCGTAATAAAAAAACAAAAAAGTTTCCTTGTGAGTATAGTGGAGATATTGAGTTTCCGTTTACTACAGGTGAAGAACTTAAAAATAGACTTTCTGGTTGCAGATATAGCACAAAACCAGAATTATTAGATAGATTTTTTGATTTTAAAAATAATAGTAGGCATGATGTTTATAGCAAAGAAGAATATGAAGTTATAGAATTTAAATGGTGTGAACCATTTTACATTCGTCAATCTGTAGGTGGTAGGCAAGTTACTTTTGATGGATACGGCGAATTCTTTTTTAATACAGACGAAGGAATGGAAACTATTTTCGATGACGAAGATAATTGTATTTATGGAACAGATGGAGTCGCTATTGAGATTCCTGCTTATCGACAAAATCTTATTCTAACTCTTTATCAAGGTAGAGCTAATATTTATTTTTGGGCAAGGCATGAAGAAGGTTCTTCTTATGAAGAATTAGAAATTGAATTAGTTCGTGATGAAAATGGTTTTCCATATTGGTCTATTGATAGTGATACTGGCGGTACTGATTGTGATGGTCCAATTGAATGTCATCGCTTCTTTATAAGTCATGGTGGATTTGCTCCAAAATGGAATATCGAAGAAAGCCAAGAGAAATACGAACGCGAAAGTAAATGGCATTCACAAATGATTAGCGATCCTCAACGAAAAGGTTGGAATAGGGACGTATATGCAGAACAAGCCGGTTATTAATAATCATTGGGATATGTTTACGCATCTAATTCGATTATCGAATAAAATTGGTGAAGCCTCCGAAAAGGAGGCTTTATCATTAAGGCGTAACTATGAAATTAGTGAACAGATTTTCTATCAGGTTACTTGTCAAAGATTTGGGGTAACTGCTTTTCATGGTGAATATTATGAAGTAGTTAAATATAAAGGTAAACCATATTACTTTAAAGTAACTATGGACCCTGTAACAAAAACCTGTAGTATTAAATGGACAACTGAAACATTTGGATGGGCGCATGTATCCGTTTGAAGTATGGGTAATAGTACTTAAAGATAGAGAAGGTAAATCTTGCGGATTTGAAAAATGTACTGGCGAAATTTTCTACTCATGGATTGCAGCTTTTCATGCTTTAACTTTAATGAAAAATAAAGAATCATTCCAAGTCCATCCATGTATTATTATGGGAAAAGAAGAATGGGATATATCTCACAAGTAGCTTTTGTTATCGAAAAGAGTACTTTTGAAGAAATTTTAACTAAACTTAATAATATTGATCAAGATGAAATTAAAGAACTTGCGACAGAATATGAAGATCAATTTTTAATTAAATATGATCATGTTAAGTGGTACCCTGAATATGAGTTAGTTAAAGTTATAAAATCAATCCATCCAGATAAGATTCATTTTCTTCGATTTGGTGAAGATTATGACGATTACGAAGAACGTGGTAATTTGATTGATAAATTTAACCTATGTTTTACTAGGGAGATTACTCATTCATGATTCATGAATACAAAATTGACTTTGAAGATTTTTTAGAATTATTTAATATCAATAAAAATACTTCTTGTAATTTTGAAGAAGCCATTATGGAAGCCATAATGGATTCATGTAGTTATTATTTTAAAAAATATGATTGGGAAATTGCTCGGGAAGTTTGCGACCGTCATATTAAATATACTAAAAATATCAATACATATATTCTTGATGAAATTGAATCTTTTTTCAATAATCAAGTAGATGATTGTTTTGACGATCCAATTATGATGAAAATTCTTGATTATGATCCAAGTACAAGCATCGTTACATTCACTCTTAATACCGAAAATCTTAAATCTAAAATTGGTCAAGGTATGAATGCTTGGGGAGAATTCGATTGGCATTTACACTCACCAGAAGATAAGCAATTATTTGTCGATAATGGATATTTGGCGCTAAGAGAATTACTCCATTACTACGAAGCTTGTTCATCTAAACCCAGGGTGAGGCTCGATGCTTCTATTGATGATTTTTGGGAATATGATGTAACAATCGAACAGATGGAGGAAGAAATTAATGCGGCTCAAGACAAGCTTAATCAAGAAGTTCACTGAAGGTTTAGACAGTGAATATGCTTGTATTTATGATAGTATAAAAACTCGAATTTATGATTGTCATAGAAATAAAGTAATTGTATTAACGAAAGAACGTCCTAAATATGAATATTATAAATTTGCATTATCAGAAGGATATGAACATATCCCTAAAATATATGATCTAATTGAAGATCCTATTCATGGTATTTATATTATTAAACGTGAAGAGTTATATCCAATTACAGATCATAAAAAACTTGTTCGACTAGATCTAATTGAGCAAGCATTAATTAATACATTAAAGCTTAATGATAGAATTGTCGAAGAAGCTATAAAATTTCAAAAAACATTTGATTATCAATTTAATTTTGATTTTAGTCCTCATTGCTTTATGGAAACTAAAAATAAAAAAATAGTTGTATCAGATCTTTTTTGCGAGGAGGATTAATGCGAGAACTTTGGAGTATGTCTTTTCAAGAATGGAATATTGCTGGTCGTCTTGCGTTACTTGATGAATTAGGAATTCCATACGAATTTACTATTAAAAATAATGGTAGTTATACAAATGATCTTTGGAAAACTCAAGCTTTATCATCTGGTGAAATGGAAGTCTGGAAATTTGTCACTGATCCAGTTCGTCGAGTTGATTTTTCGATTCTTGATTATAAATTTGGTCGAGCTTTACTTAAACTTCATACAGAATTTTGGGAATGGAGATTTAAAGTAAATGAAATTTCCAAGTGAATATACAAGTCATTTTGCTATTTCAATTGCAGATAATGGATACATTTTATATTACGAAGAAATTATTACTGATTTAAAAAAAGAAGATAATGAATCTTTAATTACTAAAAGTAAAGTATACCCAGAAACACTTGAAGGTCAAGCTGACTTAATGACAGACATTATTGAATTAATGAATTTTTTCCCAACCAAACATAAAGATGGTATCCAGGTAACAATTATAAAAAGGGATAAATAATGGATATTCTTTGCGTTAAATGCGGAGAACCCTGGGATGCATATGGAGTTAACCACGGAGATATGATTGCGTGGGAAGCAGATATGCTTCGCAGAGGAATTGGCTGTCCAGCATGTAAAGGTGTTAAAAAGCGTAATCTGACAATAATGGAACATCTGGAAAACGAAACAGCTACAGAAGGCGCTGGAGTAGAAGAATCTAATGCCCGTTATTGTCCTGATGTAAATTATATAGAACTTTGTCATTGCGATCATGAAGATTGTTCTAATAACATTAAAATTAATATAGATGATATTTTTTATGATGGATCAGTTAAAATAATTTATCATAGTCAAGGAACAGTACATTTTAATAATAAGCAAGAAATTCAAAATTATGCTGAATATGAACATGATTGGAAATTAATTGATGGAAATCTTTATTGTAAAGAATGTGCAGAAGCTTATGCTAAATGTGATTGCTGCGGTGGATTTTTTGATAAAGAATTTATGATTTTTATACAAGATGAACAATGTGAATATTGCGAAGATTGCTATGCTGAGAATTATTTCTATTGCGATTCTTGTAATAACTCAATTCATATAGATGATGGTATCGTATGGAATGATGAATACATTTGTAAAACTTGTTATGAAGATATTACAACAACTTGCGATGTTTGCGGTAAAAAATTTGCCAAAGAAGATGAAATTGAAGGTCCAAATGGAGAATGTTGCTGTTCAGAGGCTTGCGCCGATAATGCAACGGAGAAAAAATAATGGGATATTGCGTTAACTACGAATTTGAAAATGTAAAAATTAAAGAAGAGAATGTTTCAGAATGCTTGAAGGCTATTAATGCGTTATTTCTTAATAATAAACAATATTGTTGGGTAAATTCACCTTCTGATGAGCATGGATATAAATCATTAATAGATGCAATGGAATCATGGAGATTTGGATTAAGCTATTATGAAAATGCATTTTTCATTGACGATTTCTTAGGTGAGAAGTTAGGTGATGAAAATACATTATTTGAAACTATCGCTCCATTCGTAGAAGAAAATGCTTTTATTTATGGTCGTGGTGAAGATGGTTGCATATGGCGTATTGCTTTTAAAGATGGATATATGATTGAACAATCTGGAAAGGTGACATATGAATGAAGTGGTCTACAAGGCTTACAGCTTAGAGGATCTTTGCAAAAATTATAAAGATCTTGATTACCTTGTTTATGATATTATTAATTGTGAAATGGATATTCATTTAGATGGCGTAGAATATGCTCTTATTTATCTAAAAAACATTATTGACGCTATGCAAGCAAAACTAGATGCTTATGATGAAGATCCAGAACAGTTTGAAATTGATTTAATTACTTATTTAAATAGATTTATGCTTGAGAAAGATCCTCAAACTCTCGTTTCAGTCCAGGGTGGTTGATCTAATGGCAAATAATATTTTAGCCAATATTAAATCTATTAGTGATATTTTTGTTTATATTAACATAAGTGAAGATTGGTGTACTAATTTTTGGAATTACTTAAGTGAAAGCAATATTACTTGGGGAGGACCAGCTACTATTACTTTAATTGAACGAGACACAATTAAGGAAATGATTTGTGATTACATTCTCGAAGAAGAAGATAAAGATAATAACATTTACATTGCGGCGCTGGAGAGATTTTTCGAAAATTATAACGAAGATTATCTTATTATTAATTAGGAGAAAATATGTTTGAACAGATCGTAACAGAAATAAAACGTTGGGCTAGTATTGTTGAAAAAACAGCAGAACACATTCTTAATACTCAGCCAGTTAAAACTGGAGAGAAAAAAGCTGAACAAGAAAAAGCCCCCTATTAAGGGGGCTTTTCTTTAACTATCAAACTGCAAAAAGTAATTAGATTTTGTTATAATATATATGGTGGATATAAGCGTTCACCACATATTTTCTCCAGTATAGCCCCGATTACTATGATACGGCATAGTTATCAATCTAGATTGAACCCGTGAACGCAATACCCTATGGCTTGGGCCGCCGATAACACTAGGGAAGTTCATCTAGAAAAAAGGAGGGTTTGGACCCTCCTTTTTTTTAACTATAACGGGCAAGCGCCACCATCGCACATTAATTCACTCATAGCAAATCCAACATCATTATTCTTTCTTATGCGATTCTGGATTTCCATAAAGTATTCTTCAGTGACATCTTCTTCTGGTAAATATTCATAAAGAGTTTTTAATTCAGTATTACTAGCAAGAGGAAGAACTGAACAGCAACGAATTTTAGATTGATACTTTTTAAATGTTTCTCTAAATTCTTCTAATGTATATTTTTCAGTAGAAATTTTAAGAGTATTATGAACAATGATAGTATTAGCTAAATACTCATGAGATTCTTCAACAGATATATCGTATGTATGAATTAATGCATCTATTATTTCAACTGACTTAACTGGTGTAGAAATAATATTTTTATCTTCAAAAATATGTTTAAATTCATCTATATCGCCAAAAAATTCATAAGCTTTTTCTTTGGAAATAAATCGTCTATCTTGATACATTAATCTATTAAATTTAGGACCATATTTATTAGACATTGTTTTTTTATTTTTTAAATAATATTCTTTGAATGGATTAAAAAATAGTAAATTATCTTTTCCATTATTTTTAATATTTTTATCTTTTATATTTAAATTAGCTTCAACATTTTTTCTTTCTTCTGCAAATTTAATTTCTTGTAAAAATTTAGAAATTTCAGTTTTAGGAATCCTTACAGAATATTGAGATTTTCCAATTCCTTGATTTGTTTCTGTAAAATAATACTCTCTACCTTCTTTATAAGATACCGATGCATTATATCCCATAGAAATCATTAATATGCATATGTCGTAAGCCATTTGTTTAGAAACTGTGCATAATGGATATAAATAATCTTCACAATTATATCCGTCTAATGTGTGTCCTTTTATGAAAGCTTGAATTGCTGATTTAGGAGACTGCAAAATACAGTCTAAAATATAATTATCATCATGATATTTAGGAATTTTTAAATCATATAAAAGCCAATGTGTTAATTCTCTTGAATAAAATTCAAAATCATACATTTTTTGTGTATTTAAATCACGTTTACGAATTCCAGTAATTCCAAATAAAGATTTAACCAAAAATCCAAATCTATCTAATACTTCTAAATCTTCATTATGTAAACAAAATCCATTTTCATTAATAGATCCATCCGACATTAACATGCCGAGAAATTCTGCAAATTCATTCGTTACTTTTTCTGGAATTGTAATATCTTTAAAATTATTTCTAGAATAAGTGTTTTGTGGTAATAATGAATAAGTAGAACTAAAAATATTATCATTTTTACGTCGTAAAACTAAATCATTGATTCTTAAATCTTCCAATCTAGTCCAAACATAATTATTAAAATTATCTAAAGTTAAAACTTTATGATCTTTTGTGCCTTGAATGTAAAGACCATTTGTTAATGTCATTTTAATTGTTTCTTTTTTACCATTTTCTATTAAATCAATTACATTTTGTTTTTCACCAAATCTATCAGGTACTTCAGATTTGACCATATTTTCAATACGTCTAAATCCAGTTGAAGTTGTAATTAAATGTTTTTTATCTCCAGCTAAACAATAACTAATTTGGTTATTACCTTCACCCAACCAATACTTTTCTAATAACATAAGCCATTTATATTGATCTTCGGGTGAAGCTTCTTGTGCAGTTACTAATTTATCTTTCATTCCTAAAGATGCGATAAGAGGTCTTGTTGGAAAGCCAACAATAGAAATGTTAGGATAAGTTGTTAATTCTTTGACTGGATAGCCCTCTTCTCTATACTGTTCTAAAAGAGGATCATTATTTTGAAACTGCACCCAACGAAGATAAAATTTTCTAGCGGCTAAGTGTGCGCCCTCAGTTAAAGCGTATAGCTTGCTAATAGAGCCAGAGGGTTTCATGGTCGTGCAAGTATGCGGCGTATTTAAACCTAATTTCTGAGAGTAGGAGGCGGCTTCAATTTCAACCGTCTGCCTCAGTTCACCAATAAAATCCCAAAACATTTGAGATTTTGACTCATCAATTAGATCATAGAAACCATAACCAAAAAATTTCCAAGCAAATTCATGTAAGCCAGTCATACCAACGCCAATTCTATTAGTACGTTTTACTTCATCGGCATAAATTGCATCCATAAGATTAGTTCTAATTAAAAATCTAACAGCTTGTTTAGCAACTTCTTTAACTTCATCTAATGAATTACAGAAAAATGGAACAATATCACTAATGACGCAATAACCACCTTTGGCATTTAATGTAATTTCTCCACAATTATGTGACATTAATCCATTAGCATCAAAAGCATGTATTCCATTTACGGTGCAATCAAAAACTTCTTCCTCACCTAAATAAATTATTTCCTCTAGATTAGATAAAAATCTTTCTTTATAAACTTCTTTTTGATTATTTATAATTTCTTCTAATTTGTCTTGTTTACAAGGTTCATTAAAACCAATTTGATCGTAATATTCATTTATATTATCTTTACTAATAATTAATTCATGTTGCGCTTCACAACAATATTCTTTTAACTCTCGATTAGAATCTGGCATTAATCTATATCCAGCTTTTCTTCTATTTGTATAGATTGTAGATATAATACCAAATCTAGACAACATACGTTGAACAGAATAAAGTTTTTCTAAATCATTTTGAGCTAATCTAATAGAACTTCCTTTAGATGGATTATTTGCTACAGTTCCATCTGCATCAAAAAATCCTTTAATAAAACCTTTAATAAATAAAGATGATGTTTCTTTTTCTAATGATTCTTTAAAATCTTTTGTTTTAGATTCAATGAATCTTGAAGCAAATTCGGTTAATGCTTTACATTGAACCGTAGAACATCTATTAATTCTATTAAATCCTCCACCTTCCCCAAAATCTGATCTAACTTTAAAATTATCTTCAATAATATCTCTAGCATAATTAGCTAATAAATTTTGCGATTTTCCCCAAAATCTAAGATATGTTATTCCGTTTTCATCATTATATCCACCATCACCAACAATTTGTCCAAGCAACCAACCTAAATTAGAATCTCCATAACCTTCCCAAGAGTTACCACGTTGATTATTTAATACTATTTTATCTTTATTTTTTAATTCAGACACTTCTTTCCATTGATTAGTAATGTTATATCCACCACCAAATTTTCGTTTTCTAGAAGTTTCTACATAAAATTTATGATTTTCAGTTGCTTTAATACTATAGCCACGATCTGTCTTTAACTGATAAATTTTTTTAATGCCAGTAGACCAAAATCCAGTTGATTTATATTTTTCACCATTAACAATGGCCGTAAATTCTTTATTAATTAAATCTGCAATTTGTCTTGGACCCTCTGTAGTTAAAATCCATGTATCTTTAGTTAAACATGGATTTGTAATATGAGGATATTTTGATTTATCAACAATGCTTGACGTAAAATCATAATAAGCAGCTGCGCCAGTTGATAACTGATATTTTTCAGATCCAATCATCGTTCCCTCGTTTATTTGATGATTAATTTGTCAAGATTAATAAGACCCGGTTCACCAGTCATATCCTGAAATGAACTCTTAGTAATTTCATTAAACAACGATTCAGCTAAACTACCTTTTATATTAACCTGTTCCCAAAATTCAGCATCTACACCAACTGAATTATTACTTGACCATAATTCAGGATTGTCTCTTTTAATTGTTACAAACTTTGAGATTTCTTTATCTTTCCAATATTTAACAGCAATACGAGCAGATCTTCTAGCACCACCATTTACAACGCATTCAGCCATAAAATGATCAATAATCATTGTCTGCATCCACGGCATCATGCCTTCAATATATTTAACTTTAGCTGCTTGCTGAAATGCGTAAATTAAAGGTAATGGACCTGATGCGGGTCTATTCTGCATACCCTTAATAGGTGTTCCATATTTACGAATCAAACTAAAATCAAAAACATAATGATCATGCCCTTTCTTTTCAAAAGCGGCAACTTCAAGAATTTCTAATGCTTTAGCCCAGCCTTCTCGACTATCCTCGACTACATGATATAAGTCAGGATTAGTAGGATAAGAAGTATAATCTTCTTTTGATATAACTTTTAATTTAGGAGTATATTCAGGATGAAATTGTTTCTGATAATCATCATGTTCAGAACTTAATACACAATACAAATGTGGCATATTTTGCCAATCGACTGTCATGAATTCATCGCTATAATTCCGGCCTACACCAGAACCATTAAGTAATAAAAGAAACTCAAGAAATGAAGTGCAAGCGGTAGAACAATTAGTGTGAATTTCAATATTCTTATTGGGCTGGTTTTCATCACCATGTTGAAGATGCCTACCCGCAGCTAAAAATGATGCATTACAAATATATTTTTCTAAAGCTTCACGATCTTCTTTTCCACTAGGATGTAATAATGAATTTCCCAAAGCTACTCTTTTAGCAAGATCTGACCATTTTTCATAGCGTCTGAGATAGGTGCGATTCGCAACCGCAGTTCCCATATCAGGATCTAATTCTCTAACGAAAAACTCAGACACGTAAACCTCCAAAATTTATTTTGGAATAAAGACATTTTTGCCCCACTGATAAACAAGATTCAGCAGGGCGAAGAAATATAAGTATACCATCTGTAACACATATTGTCAAGTGTTATTCAGATGGTTTATTTAATGATTCCTGATACATGATTTCTAATTGATCTTTAGTATAGATCGTCGGATCTTCAAACTTAGGTGCTGCTTTAAGTTCTTGCAGAAGATCATCAAGATCTGTCTTATTGCCTGCATTCATTTTAAGAAGTTTCTCTGAAAATGAAACTTGCATTTTTATCCAGCTTTGAAGATTATCCTGATTATTTTCATAAGCTTCTTCAAGTTGCTGTCTAGTAATCTCAATTGCTCTATTTATTAATGCTTTAGGATCAATATCCGATGACATTCCTAGCATTACTTTTAATTTTGATCTAGAAGTTGTATCTAACGTTGCCTTAAATAACCTTTGCATAGATTTATCAGCAATATATTTGGCTACGTAAGAATTTTTATTTGGCACCTTTGTAAAATCGGCAAATGTATCAAGATAAATTCCAATATATTGTGGATCAAATCTAGAGAATTCTTTAACAATATCAGATTTTCGAAAAACTGAAGATAATGACATTGCGTCTATTTTGCGTTTAATATCTGTATCATATATAATATCTTCAAACTGCTCTTGATTGAAAGCAGCATGAAGATCTTCTAATTTAAATTTGCCTAAATAAATTCGCCAGCCATGTATATCATCTACACCGGCATAAACACAAGCAGGAATTGGAGTTGCTTTGATATACTTTTCTGCATAATCGAACGGATCTTCAAATTCAAAACTAATATAAGGTAAATATAATTCCAGTAAACTTGCAAACTCTACCCTATCGAATTTGGATATCGCCAATAAATAGAGAAGCAGTTTATGAAATGGGTATTTTATCACAATGAATTAAGAGAAAAGGAGATCTCATCTAAAGCTCGAATTGCTTGCGAAAGTTGAATCTCATCTAAATTAAACAAAGAACGATTCATGCGCTTAATGATTAATAATTTGCATAATTTATCTAACATAGTATAAATTTCTGGAACTATCAGCTTGAAACGCTTGATGTTACTGTAGTTGATTAAATTTAATCCCAGGGCTAGGTCAATGTTGGACTTATCGCCACTGATTGAAGCAACTTTAAGAATTTCATTCTCATTGCATAATTTGACAATTTCTTCTGCTTTCTTTTGAAGAGAAGCATCTTTAGTATCTACTACTTTAGTTTTTTCAGGAGCATCAAAAGAATATGTGCCAGCATCTAATGAACGCATAATAGCATATTTAGCATCATTTTGTGATAAGCCACAATGCATCAAAACAATAATAGCATCACCTTTTTTTAAGTCTTTAAGCTTAGAAGCATCAATACCAGATAAACCAGAATCATTAATGAGTAAATTACCATTAGTTTGTCTAGATATTGTAACTTTTAAGTTTGCAGTTTTCAAAAAAGAGTCAGGATTATTGTCAGCCCAATGTGGAGGGATAATTTTAATAATTTTAGCTTGACCAGCTAAGAGATAATTATTTTCATCTAACTGAACTAAAGATTTAATGTCCTGACTAGTTCTAATTGTAATTGTTTTCAGATCATCAATAGTAACATTAAAAATTTTATCGTTACCAATCTGAGAAATACTATTAATGAAAAATGGTCCGTAAACATTATCTCCAATAATAGCTACTGAATATTCACCTTTTTGTGGAGTTTTCTCAAAGTGAAGAGCAGGAACTTCACTTCCCCACTTATTAGTAAGTTGACCATGTTCAAAATAGTGACCAGAATTTGTTATAATAACTGAGGGAGCAATAGTTGATCGCTTAAGATCTGACATACGATAATGATCAAACTTACGAGCAGGAATAGGCGTATCATTATGCCAATAATAACCTTCTCTTGTTGAAGAAGGTTTAAACGATCCCTTAATCTCCATTGAATCAATAGCCAATCTTACTTTAGGAGGCATATTCGAAACAATTGTCTCACCTTTACTCATAAGTTCTTGAACAAAATCTTTACCATATTTATCGGCAAATTCTGAAATTTTATATTCTTTATCATTAGTGATAAGATCACGAACTACAATTGGTTTTGAATCTGCCGCTTCTTTAATAAAACAACGTACTGTAAATTCAGGATTATTTACTGGAACAGTACGATTAATAAAAGGTTCAAAAACTTCTGGATATTCAGAAGCTATTTTTTCTAAAGTTTCCTTATTTTTATCAATAAAGGCTTGTTTTAAAATGCCATTATTCTCGAATAACGAAGCTGTCTTAAGAAGCGCCGTTCTTTCTGCTTGGGATATAAGACGGAAAGGCCATATACGTGAATTAATAACGTCTGCGGTTCTTTCTGACAGAGGAAGATACTTTCCATTATCAATATAAACGTCTAATGGGTTTAACTCATATTCGTCTACAATGAAAGGTATTCTCTGTACTTTCTGTATAAGAGTAATATAGCCTACGGCATTACCCTTTACAGTATCAGTCTTGGCGAAGATAACCTCTCCCACCAATTTAGAAAGCGAAGGATATGACTTAATTAGTTGGTTGATGATCTGATCACCCCAGCTATTCATATCTGCCGATAAGCGAACGGATGTATTTAAGACGAATAATTCGTTTAAGGACATTATGATCTACTCCGATTATATGTCTTAGAGAAATTGGTAAGCAGAGAATTATGTGTGGAAAAGTTTTATTTATGGACTTTATACAGAATTTAACTTGAACAAAAAATTAGACATTGAGGAAAAGATAGGATCTTTGTTAGTAGTATATATTATTAATAAACTATTTGATTGATTAAGAAAAAGCGCATAGCAATATGCGCTTTTCTTTAGCTATTAAACAAGAACCACGCATGACACATTATCTCACAAAAATATTTTAGAGTCTATATTCATCAAAAACAAGTTTTTTTAATAATTACCAGATTCAGAAGGATCACCTAATTGACCTGTAACAAAAGATGGAATTGGAGCAGTTCCATGAATATCTGAATGATATCCATAAGTAGCACCTTCTTGTAATCCACGTTTTAGATAACGGAAACCTAATTGACTCATCCAGTCTCTAGTCTTTAATGGAGCCTGCTGAACACCTAATACAGTACGTTCATATTTAATAGGAGATTGTTTAACGTCAACCTCTTTATAATGTCTAGATAAAGATTGTATCATATTTTTATCTACACGACTACCGGCTTGGAATGATCCTATATTTTTATCAAGAATCATTCCATAAGCATCATGTAATGGCATTGTATGAACTTTATCAGCATGTTGATTAAATTCATAAATCTGACTTAAAGGAACTGTATCGCCTTCTACAAAATGCTTATGCGTTCCTTCATCTTTAACAATACCAAATCCTGTCATGCCACGAACAATAGTTTCAAGATTACGACGATCAATAGCAATACCTGAATTAGTATAAATATCATGAAGTGTTTCAGTAATCTTATGAATGCCGCCAATTTCACCTAAAAGATGCATTGCATCTTTAGGATGAGGGATACCATAATTAAGAAGATCACCTTTCTTAACACTATCGCCTTTCTTGACCTTTAAATCACCAGCTTTAGGATTTACAAAATGCGGTATTCCATCAATTTCTACATGGAAACCACCAGCAGATCCAGGGGTGATTTTGGTTACTTTACCTGAAAGAGTTGATAATGTAGCTTTATTTTTAAAGGTTTCTGGAGCAACTAAGAAATTGTTCACATGCTCAAAACCACCAAAAACACCGCCACCACCCGATACAGTTCCTCCCATATGAAATGTTTTCATGGCAGCTTGAGTTAAAGGTTCTGTTGCGGCTTGAGCAGATTTAATTCCTACATTATGTCCAATATCAGGAAGCTTACCATATTCATCAAGACCATAACATTTCTGGCAAATACCATGAGATGATTCACAAGTAGCGGGAGAACGAACGTCAACAGTAGTATGATGTTTACGAATTGAGTCAATATTACTCTTAGAAATAAGAGTGCCATTAGTCATATAACGACCAATTAAATTATTGTCAGAAGTATTCATTGGAATACCATGTTTTGTTCCACAATCATTTTCTGTTATAAGAATATTCATTGTTGTATTTACTACTTCTTTATTTAAAGCACCTGGCTTTGCCGTCATTAACTGTTTGTCTAAAGCGGCTTTACGAGCAGAGTAAAGAGTTGTCCAATAATCATCAAAAGGCATACCTTGAGAATAATTATTTAAAACAGGACGCATCAAAGGATCACCATTATGGTCGCTCATAACGCCAGGGGCAAATAGCATTTGTTTAACCTGTTCAGACGAGCCTCTAGCGCCAGAAGATGCCATAATAACAAAGTTATTAGTTTTATCATCTAATGAATTAGCTTTAATTACTTTATCAGCTTTTAATAAAGCGTCAAGTTTATAGTTATCTTTTAATGATTTAGATTTTAACATAGTTATTGCAGGTCTATATTCTCTTTGAACCTGTGTAAGATTATTTTTAAGATCATTTAAAGATAATGAAAATCCTTTTGAAGTAGCATAATTATCGCCAAGTTCTTTAAGTCTAGTTGTTATAAGATTATATTTATCAGGATGCTTTTCAGCTAAATTAGATAATAATGTTTCTATGGTTTTCTTTGTAGCATTTGCAGCTAATGAAGGAATGTCATTTGGAAGTAATGCATTTATCTTAGATAAACCTTCTTTAGAACTACTAAGCAAATGAAGCCCAAGAATGGCTTCTTGATCCGGCATATAATTAAGTGAACGCGTTCTAGGATTGTATAAATTTTTGCTTGGAAGCATATCAAATGCTTCTTTCCTAGCTTTCTCTGTAGCCGGCACATGAAGCACCAGCGTATCTCCGTCATAGTCAAGCGAATAGGGTTTAGTGATAAGACCGGGAGTTTCAATTGATAAACCTTTTGTTAAAGTAGGCTGAAATGCCATAATTGAAAACTTATGCAATGATGGAGCGCGATTCATTAATACTGGACGATCAGACATTGCGGCTTGAATAGCCTTTTTGCCAATATCACTAAATTCATCAATATGCTCAGTAGCTTCTTTATGCGTATAGCCATTTTTGATCAATTCTTTAATAGCAAATGGTTTGTAGATTACTTTAGCAATCTTTTCAGGTATAGCAATTTGATCCATATTTAAATTATTGTTAAGTACAGCTGTTGCTCTACCAGAAAGATCTTGTTGTTTACGTAAAACTTTGTTTTGGAAGAAACCATATTTAGGTGAACCAGATCCAGTTAATATCTGAATAGCACCTTTGACCCCTTTAATTTCATTTGCTTTAGTTATTGGATTATTAACACCTTGAATAGCACCTAATGAATTATATAAAGCTTCAGATAATTCAGGCGTTGCACCTAAATCCTTTATCGCATTATTAATAGTACCAAGGTCACGATAAAGATTATTTAAACTATGGGTCTGAACATGCCCACCCGGAATCTCAAAGATAGGTCTAAATATAGGTGGTACAACAGGTACAACGGAAGTAATATAAGCGTCATTGGGATTGAGATTAAGCGAATCGAGGGACTTGAGAATTTTAAGCTTCTTAAGGAGCTTATCTTTCTTTGTCTTTGGTGCGGTTTTGATATCAGATATAAGAGCATCAATCTGCTCATGAACGTTGATATTAGCCAAGAGGTTTTTAATCTTTTCATGACCGCCTTCTTCTTTTAAAATAGATTTGAATTCTGAATCTTTAAGATCCAATAATGTTTTTACTGGTGTTTCATATAATGGATTTACAATTGGATGAGCTAAAGTAATTTTAGCCCATTTATTACCATTAGATCCACCAGTTGTTTGTGGATCAAATAATCCATTCTTAATAGGTTCAAAATTATGATCTAACATTCCAAAAGAGGTAATTTCATTATTCCCGGCCATTTCAAGAGTCTGAGAATCGGTCAAAGGTAATAAAATTTTCTTTGATCCATCATTACGAATATTGATACCAGAAGCATGAAGCATTGCTTCAAACTTCTTATAGACAAAAGGAATTTGTGGTTTGGGAGTTGGTAAACCATTTTGAAGATTTTGCCAGAATTGAGCATTACCATCACCTTTGATGGTAGAAACTTCATTCACAATACCTCTTGCACCGTGTGATAATAATCCATAAAGAGTCAATTGGTCAATAGCTTTAGAACCATCATCCCCACCCTTAATTGGCTTATTATCTATATCATATGCGCCAGCGTCCCTAGCCGAAACGTTAGCTTTAGCGGTTTTGAAAAGTTTCTCTACTAATGGTTGACCAACCATTACATGACCAAATGATTTTCCGTTTTGATCAAATAATTCTTCTGTATCAGATAAACCATGTTTTTGAAGATCCTTTTTAATTTTATCTAACTGACTCTCTTTTGCGAAATTTTCAATAATATAAGGTTTACCTGTTTTCTCCGCAATTTTGCTTGCAGAATTTTCAAGCATCTGACCAAGACTCATACGAGTAATAACACTTAAAGGACTAAGTATTACTTCAGTAGATCTTCCAGCTTTCGTTGAAGGCATTTCTGCATCTGGTATGATTGCGGTAATAACGCCTTTATTACCATGACGTAAAGCAAGTTTATCTCCAATAATCGCAGGAGCTTCATACTTAGCATGAATCTTTACATTCTTTGCGTTTTCTATAGCCTTAGTTACATTTCCAGGTGTTAACTGATCCCATGTTTTAGAAGCATCTTTATATGGTTGAACAAGAGATTTATGTAATCTATTAAGCATTAAATCTTCAGGAGTACCCTGAGTCTTGTTCAAAACTAACGCATAAGGATCGCCAGGGTTAAGTTTAACTCCAACTTTAGCTAAACCATTATCATCAATTTTATCTAATTGCTCTTTAGTATAAAGCGTAGGATACATTGTAACAAATTTACGTTTATTAACAATAATTGAATCATCATCTTTTTCAATATGATCTTGAAACAGGTGATTAGAAGTTAATTTTTTGGCAGCGGTTTCAGATATTACAATACCATCTTCAAAATTTAAGCCTTTCCACGGCATATAAGCTGTACGAAGATTTGTACCTAAAGACAGAACTCCATTTTTACTGAAATTAGAATCAGCAATTAATTCACCCTTCTTAAACTTCATGCCTGGTTTGAGATTTTCTAATTCATGATGAAGATAAGATTTATTCTGTAAGTCAAAATGATCAAAAATAGGATACTTAGTTCCATTGGTCATTTCAATATGTGATTTAGTAATTTTACTTATTTCGCCATCTTCTTTAGCATGAATGGCAATTTGGAAATTCTTGCCAAAGAATTCTTCTGTACTCATTCCATTAGCAATAGGTGATTTAACCTGAACTAATGGGGCTTCACGATACTTTAAAGAAATAGCTTGATTAATATGACGAGAAGCCATGCCTGCTCTGTTACCCTGGTTATGATTCATTGCAGGTAAAGCTTGTGAGGCCATAGTAAAAGCTGAATAAGCATTAGGAAGTTCATGAGTAACTTCCTTAGCGTCAACCTCTACCTGCTTACCATTTTTAATAGCAGTTACCTGACCCGTCATTTTTTGACCCGGCAATGCTATAACTTTATGATAAGCATCAATAGTAGAAACATCTTCTTCTTTACCACTATGAATATTTTTTAATTTAGTATAAAGTTCATTACCTTTTTTAGAAGTACCAATAGCTAAATTTAAAGTTACGCCAATCTTCTTTGATTCGGGCGTATTGATAGGATCAAGATATCCTAAATGAGAAGGATGCAATGCCTGTGATTCAGGCATAATTGATTCTGCATTTTCAATACCACCTTCACCAGTAATTGTAGTTTTGAATGAACTGTTAATTACTGCAAGAGGATTAATTTGTGAAGGAATTTCTGAGAGAGCAGCAGAATTAAAGAATGAAAAAATATGTTGATTAATATGACCAGCATTCATAATCTGATCAAGTTTATCATTTTTTCGCATTCTGTTTTCAATTGAAAACTGAATTTGTTTACGATTCTTTTTAATTCTTTCGTTTACAAAATCTTCGACAGAATGAATAGTTTTAAATGCTAAAGCGTCACGATCATCAGGCTGTTCGATGCCACGAGAAACATTAATAACTTTTTCAAAACCACGTAAAAGAGCTTGACCGTTTACATGTTTAAATTCTTGTCCTAAAGTAATTTGAGTCACCTTTGGATCAAGTTTAGCTTCTTTTAACGACGTAGCTAAACGTTCTGCAATAGCTTCATAAGTTTCTGGAATCTCGTCATATGGATGAACTGATTTAAAGAAACGCTTAATTTCATCATCACCCCTTTTCCCAATCGCCTTAATATTCGCATCATATACATCAGGTCCAAAAGTTTTCTTAATTAAGTCGTCTTTAATGCCAAGAATACGAAGTACAGGAATAGCGTTAATATTAGCCTGATTTACATTTATTGTTAATTTTTTAGTAGCAGGATCAACGGCTAAACGAAGATTTTTAAATCCATCAGGATTGATATGCGCTTCAATTTCACCATTTTGCTTTACGCGAGAATAAATACCAGGGCGTAATCTTAATTGATGATCAATTTGGTATTGCGATCCACCTACAATAAATGTTCCATCACCAGCCATTACCGGAGCAGTAGCTAGTTTCATTCTCTTTTTATCTAAGAGAATTCCATTTTCTTTTAGTTCTACATCACCATAAAGATGAACGCCATATGTTTTGTCTTTAGCTTTAGCATCAGCTATTGCATAATAGTTTTTGGGATCGGCATTGTCCCATCCACTAACTTCTACATTTTTAACTTCTAAAGTTTTATTGCCTACAGATAAAGGAAATATGTCTTTAATGTTATTATGAATTGCGTCAATGATTCCTTGACTAGTTTTCCTGGTAATATCACGTTCAGAATTCATAATTACCTACAGCATATAAAATTTAGGTGATTGATCTTGTTCTTTCTTTTTATTCATTAATTTATATGCAGCGGCAGCACCGGTAAATCCACCTAATACAGAACCCATACGTTTAGCATATTGATGAGATAAAAGTTTATCATTAAATTTTGGTAAATGCTCAATTTTATGGCTTGCTAAAAAGCCAGTAGTGCCACCAGTAACAGCAGCAACTAAATTTTTAGCATTAAATGTTTTAGACCCCTGGTTATTAGGATCTGTTTTATTTATAACTATTACTGGTTGAACTGCTAATTTAATTAGAGACATATTATAAGTGTCCTTGGGCCGTTCCTGCGCCAGTTTGATTAGTTGCAGGTACTACTAATTTTGAACCAAAAGTTTTACCACTATTACCAATATCAAAAGCTCTACCAGCTTTATTTACAACTCCAGCGACTTGATTAAATTGCTGTCCAATAGCTTGACCTATTGTTGTACCCGGAACCTTCATTGCAGTATTAATGTTCATAGCTCCAGTTCCAATACCGCCAACAGCACCACCCAAAGCAGCACCTTTTAAAGCTCCAGATAATCTATTTCCTTCGCCAGCATTAACGGCACCAGATAACGCACCAACTCCAGCACCGATAGCAGCATTACGAACTACGTTATTTTTTAACAATTGACTACCGGCAGCAAGCAATCCACTAGCCAAACCAGCTTCTTTAATATATTCAAAATCAGCATCAGATTCATGTAATTCATGAGCTAATTTAGTTAAGCGAAAATCATCATACTCTAACGCTTTAGCCATTAAAAATTCAGAAGCTTTCATTACCAACTCCCTTTAATGAAGGAAATATTTGTAGGATCAATAAAATATCTGCAAGTTCTATATGATGTTGAAATGCCATTACTAACTAAAGGATATAATTGTCTAGTAGAAAGATAATATTGATGTGATCCATCAATGTTTTCTAATAACATTGTTGCATAACAAGGATAAGCGCCAGTAGATACGTTTGTTCCAATTATAATTCCATTTACATCAGTTTTATAAGGAAGATTGTTTGCATTATTATCATACCAGATTTCATCAATTCGTGTTGGCGCGGGAAAGTCTTTTAATAAAGTAGTTAATCTAATTGGTTCTGGTAAAGACCAGTTATTAATTAGATTCGCAATAGTTGTTTTCCATTGCGTTTCATTTACAGTATATCGTGAATCGTAAGTAATATTCAAGCTTTTTATTTCTACTGGAATAAAAGATTTAACAAGATTGTTTGAACACAAAACTCTATTTGCAGAAGAATTGACAAATGATTGAATCTCTTCGATATTTGATAATGTATAATATTTTAATGTTACGGTTTGATTTCCACCTGGATTTAAATTTGTATAAATTGTAATTTCAATATTTTCATATGGTGAATAACGATAATTTTTACCATATGATTTTTCTAATGGATCAGGTAAAACTTTAATACTATATTTAGGATAACCATTAGTATCTAAAGTTATAGTAGTATTACTAATAGAAGTACCAGTCCAATCAATCAATACAACTGGAGTAATAGGTAATGGATCATTAGTCTGCAATAAAATCCAGGGGGTTAATGATAATGGGTTTGGAGAAGCGTTATCTGTAGCACTCCAATCGTAACCTTTATATCTTTGAATTTTAAATTTATATCCATTTCCAATATCTGTGGCTGACATAGTTGCGGTTACTGGAGTTAATGGTGTACGAATATAAATATCTGTCATACCACCAAAATGACCAGACCATGTTTTACCGGCTACAGCAATATCTCTTTGCATTTCAGGGTCAGAATGTCCAATAGAAAGACAGTCTGTAATTTGAGGGAAAGCAAGCTTGAGATTTGTATACAATGAATCTGAAGTTGTGTTATTTCTTTGAGTAATAGCTTTCTGAATTGTATTAATAAATTCGGTATTAGTTTCAGAAGTTAAAGGTGAAGATGAAGATTTAGTATTAGTGACAAATTGAATTAATGGATGAAGTAATGAACTCGTCTTAATGCTTCCTTCTGCAACTTGACTATAATTATTAGCTGATGAAGTTACAATTGTAGCAACTTTATAAATAGTGCCATTAATTGTAACCGTAGGCAAAGTATTATAAGCAAATACATAATCTTGAATTGGAGAAAATACCTGATTTGAACTTGTTCTAAATTGATCTGTAGTAGAAACAATTAAAGGTTCTGTATCAGCTGCCGTATTAGTTAAATAGATTGAAATTTCTAATGTAAGTAAATTTTCGGTTCTACGTTTGACAAAAAACATTGAAGCATAATCGTCCATTTGAGTATCTGTCATTGACTCTAATTTTAATGCAGATAAATTAGCTTCATTCATATCATAAATAGGTTTACTTAGTACGGTGAAAGGTAATATTACCATATTATAAAAAGCTGATGATTCAGACATATCAATATCTGAATAGTTAGGATCTGCTTTTAATGTATCTATAGCAAATTTAATGAAATCAGTTCCATTCATTTTTTCACCGGAAGTTGAATTACTTTAGTAGCAGAATTTGTTGAAACAATAAGAGAAAGAAATACGTTTAACGTTTTCTTTTCAAATACCAAGTCTTTTATTTGTATGTCTTTAATTCTATCTTCTACAGGAATATTATATTTACTCTCATCTGATTGAATTGCGTTTAAGATATTGATTAAGTTATCCGCAATAACAAGTTTAAAATCAGAAGAATCATCATTAGCATAATTAAATTTACCTACTGATAATGCATCACTTCCAATAACTGAACCAAAATAGGTTGTTTTATTTTGAGAGAGAAGCATTGTTGTGACTTTTTGAATAACATTTTCAATCCCCGATACAGAGGATGATTTCATTTGGAAAGTTACATTTCCAAATAAATCTCTATTTGTAATATCTAAGTCACGCATCGAATTCCGATTTTATTAATGAAAGTTTAAGTTGTAATTTCTGAGAGATGCCTTTTATTGATTTGCTTTTTTCAATTGTATTAGCTACATTAATAGTTGAATCTGCAACTTCACCTCCAATATTATCTAATCTTTTAATTAACATTTCATTATAAGATTTAAAATCAGCTAAATAATCTTTAGGAGTTTTATATAATTCTTTAATAGCTCTGCCAATTCCAACTTGGTCATAATAACCATTACTTAATTGCACCATATCATTAATTGTTGAAACATTCTGTAAAGCATTTAATTCTTGTTTTGTATTAATTTGATAATCAAAAGTTTCTGTAGTTCCTTCACCTGAAGCTGACTTGCTCCAGTTAGTAAGAAATGATTTATATTTTTCTAGAAATGATTGAAAGGCCATTAAATAGTTACCGTGGTAGTTGAAGTGGTTTTATCAGTTAAAGCCCTTAAAGCTATCATAGCATTTTGAATATCTAATTGAATTTTATCGCCCCATAAATCTGCTCTCTTTTGTAAATCGAGGATTGTAAGAGTATCATTTGCGAATACCGCCTTGATCTCTCCAACCGTGAAAAATGGAACAGCATCCCCTGCGTCTACTCTAAACTGAGGATAGGCAGCATCGTTAGGATCACCAAACTCACCAGATGGGTTTATTTTTATATCCCCGAATTTTTTAATGAGAGCATCATCACTAGCATCCTTAGAAGCTAAAAAAATCTTGACCGTAATAACACGATCACTTAACACTTGTTCTCTAGTAATTGTAGTAGCCATTATTTTAACCCCTTCGCAAAGTAAGCTTTTAATCTAGAAACTTCATATGGTTTCATTTTAAATTGTTTGCCAAACTGTTGTGGAGTCAATGGTTTTGTTCCACCAAATCCAGTTAAAGCATCAAAATATTCTTTCTGTTTATCTTCAAGAGCTTGACGATAACCAAAGATTTTATCTGCTACTTTACTATCACCGCCAACTTGATATTGTATATCTGTATCTGAATCATTTAAGAAATCTGCTCTTTGATTTTTAATAACTTTTGCAATATGTTGTTTAGGTAATGAAAGATGATCAGCTATTTCATCTACCGTAGGATCTCTTCCAAGTTCATCTGCAAGCAAATCTCTAGCAGAATTAACTTTACCAATCATTTGAATTTGATGTTCGGGAATAGAAAGGGAATTGTTAGCGGCATAAACTCTACGAGACAGTTGAGAAATATGATTATAAAGATGAGTATTAATACTGCCACCTTTATTTGGATCAAATGACTTAAATGCATTTTTCGCATAATGTTTTCCATAAGCCTGCAAAACGGCTTCTGGCAAAACCCCACTCCACTTGTTTATATTTGCTTGAATATAACTTTTATGAAGATCAAACAATTGATCTTCCACTTCTTTAGATCCAGTTTCTTGATATTGTCTAATCAAATCATTCGTCATATATAAATTATATCATAGTATAAGTAAAAATCAAAATAACGTGAATTTTCCAATTTATGCTACAATGGTAATCGGGAGGATTTATGGGATTTAAAGAGGATTATCTAAATAGTGAATTAACTTGGACAGATATTGCTACAAGAAACAATATTCCAAAATGGTCAATTCCACGATTAATAAAAAAATATAATCTACCAAAAGTAAATAGAAGAAATAATACAGCCAAAGGTATAGCTCAAGCTTTAACTAAAATTTCTGAATTAGATAAAATAGATATTATAAAATTATATAAAATAGAAAAAATGACAATTAAAGAAATTGCTTCAAAATACAACGTGTCAGATTCATGTATTCGTTTAGTACTTAAAAAAAACAATATTAAAGTAGAAAGAAAATATAAGATTATAGCTAATCATGATTACTTTAAAAATTTAACTCCAAAAAAAGCAAGAATGTTAGGATTGCTTGCAACGGATGGAGATATACGACAAATAAAAGGTGGTAATTATAGAATAAGATTTAGTTCAAAAGATATAGAGTTAATTGATTTTGTAATAGAAGAATTAGGTGGAACATATTATAAAGAACAAGATAACTTTAGAACATATGTAATGTCCAAAGAAATTGGAGAAGATTTAAAATTATTTGGAATTACACAATACAAATCATATTCTTTAAATATTAGATTTGATTTAATTCCAAAAGAATTACATATTTATTTTTTAATAGGTACAATAGAAGGTAATGGATATGTATCAAAAATATATCCAGGGCAGAAGCCTTACATAAATGTATGTACAGCTTCGGAAATATTTGCAAATCAATTGTTAGATAATTTTTCAGAATATTTTAAATATATTTATACTAAAAATACAGATAAATCAAATTATTTATCAATATTATATTATCCGCAAACAACGCAAATAGATAAAACGTTAGCTTTGGCTGAAGCTATAATATCTAAATCTAAAGACTGTGGAATATTATCTAGAAAACTTGAAAGATTAATTGCAATAAAAAATACATGCAAAATATAACAACATTTTGTTATAATATATATGGAGGCATGGTATATATTTGGTGTGCCATAATTCTTATAATACGTTTAAGCTTAGGCGCACCAAATTGTTGATAGCTCCACCTTAACCTAGAGAAAATCTTTGGGTTAAGGTGGAGCTAATTTTAAATTAAATATTCTTACCTGTCATGGTTGACAGATAGCTCAGTTGTGTTACACTACTTGTATGCCCTACGGGGAAGATTAATCGTCATTGATAATTGCATAAAGATAATTATTCGATCAGGGCAGCTTTAGGGTAGCCCTGGCGAAATAAATATTCCCATTCCCGTTTAGCTCAATTAGTTGGAGTGAACGACTGTTAATCACTAGGCTATTAGTTCAAATCTAACAATAGAAGCCAATCTATAACGGAAGGTTGCCAGAGTGGTTTAATGGGCCAGTCTTGAAAACTGTTGATGGGTTAACACCTATCCGAGAGTTCGAATCTCTCACCTTCCGCCATTTAAAGGAGATTGATGAACATTTTAATTATGATTACAGGATTTATAGGATTTTTTGTGATTTACAAAATCGGTTATTATAATGGAAAGCAAGAAATTATTAACTTAAATAAAAAGAACTATCGAATGTAATATTTTGGCCCTATAGCTCAGCGGTCAGAGCTGTCGGCTCATAACCGACTGGTCCACAGTTCGAATCTGTGTGGGGCCACCATTAATTTGATTAAACGGGGATGTAGCTCAGTTGGTAGAGCGATTGCCTTACACGCAATATGTCGGGAGTTCGAGCCTCTCCGTCCCCACCATTTATTGAAATAATGGGTCCATAGTTTAACGGTAAAACAAGAGGTTTATACCCTCCACTCGAAAGAGCGTCGGCAGATTACCGAATGTTCTAGGTTCGAATCCTAGTGGACCTACCATCCATAAAAAGCGAGATTGGTATATGGGTTGTGCCTCAGCCTTCCAAGCTGAAGAAATCAGTTCGAATCTGATATCTCGCTCCATTAAATAAACTAATCGGGGTATAGCGCAGCCTGGTAGCGCATCTGCTTTGGGAGCAGAGGGTCATAGGTTCAAATCCTATTACCCCGACCAATAAAAACGAGGAATACGGTATCCAATCCGTAACGATTTGGATTAAAGCTATCACCTTAATAGCTCCAAACGTCATGACTGTAAGGTAGGGTAAACTTAAACGCTATATGGTTATCGGCCACCCTTAGCGCATAGTGTATCTCTGAAACCTGACTGACCGATTGCGGAAAGTAATTTGGATCACTTACCAAATACTTATCTTAAGAACAAAAATTAGTGGCTTGGCAGTTGTGCTTAAACTGCCGTTTCGCCTATATAGCTCAGTTGGTAGAGCAACTGCCTTGTAAGCAGTAGGTCGTTGGTTCGATTCCGACTATAGGCTCCAATCAATCAGTGAAATGTTTTACAAATGGGCCTGCCTGGTTTCGACAGGTTAAGTATAGTTCATAAGCAAGCAGCACCGGAAGGATGATGGCCGGTTTATCAATCATCTAAAACCTAAATGCCAACAACGTGTTTACTTTCGTTGCCAGCTTCTTCAATGCCCCTGCTTTCGCTTTCGCTAAAGCGGCTTAATTGAGGACGAGTAATCCAAATCGTCTTAGTATGGATCTCGTTAAATACGGAATAGTAGACTTGCTCGAAAAACCGTTATAAGACTTGGATTGGTAATGATAGTAAATCCAATCTGAAAAATACTATTAAACCTTTATAGCTTTTTGCCTATTATGGCTATATAGGTAACTAAATAGGATAAGCTGCTACAATTGCCTTGGGCGCTTTTCTTGGACGAGGGTTCGACTCCCTCCAGGTCCACCAAATAACCTTTCGGTGTATAGGTTAACCGATACTCTAAAAAACAATACTATTACATCCTCCTGTAGCTTAATGGATTGAGCAGCGCCCTTCTAAGGCGCGGGTCTAGGTTCGATTCCTAGCAGGAGGACCAATCTTATTAAGGAGTATTTAATATGCTTAAACAGTATATCAGAGACAAGCGAGGGAATCCTATTGGGATCATGCTCTCAAATTTAAATGAAAAAGGTGAATTAAATACAGGATATTCTGTTTGTCACAAGAGGGATAATTACAATAAAAAGAAAGGCATGATGATCGCTATTGCTCGATTAAATAATGAGACGATGCAGGAACCCCCAATGCGAATTGAAAAAGAATGGAATGATTTTATTGATCGTTCACGTCGGTATTGGTTCAAAGTTGCAAAAAAAGAGTAATTTCTGTTATAAAATAAATGCAGCGTTTACAAGTGTTCAAGTTCAACGAAATGCTGTTACGACTGACATCGTAATAGTATAGTTGGCTCCTGTGTCAGCAGGGAACGTGTGATTACCTTTGGCAATAAAGTCCAAGGGTAATCATTCGGCTTGTAAACAAAGCTGTATACGCCAAGCCTACCTCATCGGGCCGCGTTGAAAATATAGATGAGGGAGGTTGCCGGACCTGTAAAAACCGGATAGGGCTAAGTGCATTTAGAGTTGCAACTCTAAGCCCGAAAGAATAGACCCGAGCAAATGCAAATACTCGGGCACAAAAGTTTGAAGAGTTCTTTTCAAAAACTCTGTGTTTGGCGGTAGATGAATGACCGTTCCCCTCATAATAGCTTGATTGGGGTTATGAGAATGCTGAAGATCAAGCGTTTGACCGTATCGAATAACGGTCTTGTGATTCCCCACAAATAAACAAGAGGGAGCCACCGCTAGGGCTTGTTGGGTTGACAAGCGCGCTACTAGGTGGACAAAGCAAGTAAAACGCATAAAAGGCGTTGGTCTGCTTACCACAGACTACGGGTTAAAGAATTCCCGTTAAACTTGCAACAGCCATATATAGATAGGTCTATCGGCGGATAGATTTATCGAAAATATGGCTCAATTAATTCAGTCTCGCAAACTGAATTAGTTGCTAGGACTTGCTTAGTTAGGGACGCCTAATAACAAGGCCCTAGGAAACGCTTATCAGTGGCGGTTCACTGATGGGTTAAGAAGTTAGCCTGTAAGACCTATTCTATTCTAGCGAGTAGATAGGCAAAAAACTTCAGATATCAACGCCAAGCCTACCTCATCGGGCTGCGTTGAAATATTGGATGGGGTAGGTTGCCGGACCTGCGGAAACCGGATATGGCTAAGTGCATTTAGAGTTGCAACTCTAAGCCAGAATAAGATAGACCCGAGCAAATGCAAATACTCGGGCACTTTACCTCGGGTGGCGGAACGGCAGACGCCGCGGACTTAAAATCCGCTGTCCGAAAGGACGTACCGGTTCGAATCCGGTCCCGAGGACCATTAATTAGGAGCACGGAGCTGTAGCTCAGCTGGTAGTAGCAACGGCCTTTTAAGCCGTGGGTCATGGGTTCGAGTCCCATCAGCTCCACCAATAACCAAGTGTCCTATGGACGTATTCTAGGACTCGATATGCGTAATCGCAGCTTGGTTTTTCGGAGAAGAGACTTATCGTGAGATAAGTCAACAGACTGGTGTTAAGGATTGATTACACCTTCTCCGAATAGTTGTGATCCCATCTTCTAGTGGTTAGGAAACTGCCCTTTCACGGCGGGAACAGGGGTTCAAATCCCCTTGGGATTACCATTCTGCCAATTCTCTATCCTACGCAAAAGAGAGACGTCATCCGTATCAACTACCGAATGAGTAGACATAGTGAGCCATAAAAACTCCTGTATGTCGAATAGGTGCTAATGTTGATTTGGCAGATTTTACTTCACGTTCTCAATTCCAAGTCTGACGAACGGAAGTGTAATGACTTGGGTAAGGTCCACGCACTTTAAGACCTTTGGGGGTAGGGACAAGTGGATTAAAACCCCCATCCTTTTTAAAAAACAAAACGGAAGATCCCCTTAAACAAGGGTCGATCTGCGATATGAGTGGAATAACGGAGCGGTACACTTCGCCACCACAAAGAAAGGTTGCTACACTAGCTAGTATGCAACGCTTCCGTTTTGTTCTTTAAGAAGATCCGGCCAGGAGTTAATTTGATATTTCATGGTCTTTGGTCAAATTAGCTTTATAAAAAAGACACACGGTTCTAGAACCGTTAGGTTTGGCCGTTTATCCTAAGATATCATTGATATCTAAAACGGCCACCATTATTACTAATGGGGTGTAGCGCAATTGGTAGAGCAACAGGTTTTGATCCTGTCGGTTCTAGGTTCGAGTCCTAGCGCCCCAACCAATCCTTTCTTGCTTTATATGGTTAAAAGCAAGTGGTGGAGGCTGACCGGAAACGGTTGCCCTAAGTTGGTTCTCTGAGTCGCAGAGATTAAATCGTACCCGATGATGGTACAGCCAACTTATTTTCGTAAAATAAAAGCAAGGTTTCGATTCCTGAAAACAAGTAAAAATGAAAAAGCCCTCGCAAGAGGGCTTTTTTTTAGCTATTGATTTAAGTGTTAAGATATAACTATTAACCAATTGCTCTACGAACAGCCCCGGCAACAGCAGGAGTTGGAAATACTTTCGACACACGCTCTTTAATTAAAGCAGCATCTTCAAGTTCTAACTCGCCATTTCCAGACCAAACGGTTTCACCAATGCGATCAAGCTTGATTTTCGCATCGAGAGGAAGAGTAGCATCTTCCTGTAAAGGGGATTTAAGAGCTAAAGTAATGACATCTTTTAAGGTCAAGTTAGGTGAATTTTCATTCAACTTAAGCGGTTCACCTGTAAAGTCTTTCAGTTCTTGTGAGAAATCAATCTTCACGACTATCTCCTATTATGGCACGATCATTGTGCCTGGGTTATTAAGCGGTTAAAATACCTCTATTGATTAAGTCTTTATGAATTAAATTATCTACTAAATTAGCTACTTCTTCACCTAAAATTTCACCACCAACACAAACCTTAGAGAAGTATTGAGCGAAAGTGGCAAAATCAAGGTTAATAAAACCTCTAGATTGATCATTCATAGTTGGCATTGGAACATTTTGATCTTGCGTAGTAACAAGACCAATCTTATTTCCATTGGCATCAACTACATATGTTTTCTTTTCATAATTAACTTGTGCATTAAATGCTGCTACTAAAATACCATTTTGATCAATCATAACTCGATTAATACAAATGTTTGTAGCTGCATACTCAGAAACTACATTTCCTGAGATTGAACCTGGAACTGAAATAGCCATAATTACCTCCACTTAAATTGTGACACAACCAAGATTAGCTGTCAAGTTTTTTTATTTAGGAACTTCACCAAAAGTTTGTCATGTTTATATAAATGTTTAAGCCAATTTTTATTAACTAATGTAAATTTCATAGTAAAATCTAAAATTTCAGATTGTAATTTAGCGCGTAATATTCTTAATTCCTTTACTATTAATTCATGCTCTTTTATATGTTCTTCTAATTGTGGATATTTAGAATCTTTCATTAATTTTTCTTCATTTTTAATGATGTTCTGCTGACTTGATTAAATTTTTTACTACGGTTTCATCTCTATACGTCTAGAAATAATTATCTATTTACTCATGACCTATTTAGATAATTTACGTTCTCTCATTTAATGCCTACGATTTTATAAATATCCAGGGGTCACTTAGATAATCGTCGGGTTCTACTAAACAGGCTGGCTTATTAAATATAAATCCCATTTTTTCATAAACTAATTGAGTAGATTCTGAACAAATATAAGCATCATTTGATTTAAACCAGATCTTCCATTCTTTGTTGAATAATCTACCCATTCCATGCTGCAATAATAAATTAAATATTGTTAAATATCCATACTTTTTACCAATGAAATATGAAGCAGCTGCCTTTAATTTGTCTTGTTCTAATGAGGGTTGAAAATTATTTAATCTAGCAATACCAGCTAAATGAAAATCATCTGCTCTATTATATAACTCTGCTTCTGTCATAGAAAGTGTACGAATGCCTTTAGTGCCTGCATCTAAGATGATATGTTTATCACCTTCCTGATTAATATATAAAGCTACATGGGTAATCTTATTCCCGGTTATCAATCTAATGAGTTTTGGAATAATATTAGAAAATTTCCATGCTGGGGCTTCGTATAGTAAAACATCTCCTGGTTTAAACATAGCGCCTCCTACCATTTAGATAAAACTTATTTAAATAGCGATAATAATTATTGCAAAGCCATCATGTTTACAAATGTATTCTTTAGTCATAAATCATCCTACACGCAAATTCCGTTGGCTATAAGTGCTGAACGAAGTTGGTTAACAAGGGCTATCGCGGTATTTAGATCGGTGCAGGCCGCATTGACTGAGGCGCTAGTCTGTGGTGTTTTGCCGTTGCTACCGAACGCACCCATACTGACAGAAGCATCTATCTGCAAAGACATATCCCCAGGTGGAGACATAAACGCATTTGAGGAATCAACCATCCCAAGCCTAATTCCATGCGACGAAATAGGGCCAATCCCCCAATAGTTAGCGCCAGGCCAATTACCAGTAAAATTAGCACCCGCAGACATGGAGTGACATACAACCGGGAGCGTAAAAGATCCACTAGTAGCAGATAGGGCACCACTAAAACTTCCTGTAGTAGCAGTTAGGGCACCCATGCTAACGGAGGATGCAAAGTTGGCAGCACCAGTAGCTCTGTTGATTGAAAATACTATTGAGCCGTAAGCACCCGCATCTGTATAGTTAGCTATGGCAATATCGGAACCAGCATTAGAGCCAGTTTCAGACCCGTGCGAAAAGATTGCCCACCTTCTATTTGATCCATTCTTTATAGCAAAAACAGCATTATCTGGCGCTGTAATGAGGTTAAGGTCTTGTGTAAAGTTTCCACCTGTAGCTGATAGGGCCCCCATACTAACAGAACCGCCATTGAATGACGCTCCAGAATTATTCCTACCAAGGGATAACATTAGCCTGGAATAGCTACGGTCATAAAACTCAAAAGCCGCACCACCAGGGATGGCAATATTCGTCCCAATATCATAATAAGTTGTTCCCGCGAGACTAAACTGCATCTCGCAGTTATAATTCCCGCCATTTGTGTTATTGATAACCACTCCAACAGTAGAGCTAGAAGAAAATGTTCCTGAAGTAGCAGTTAGGGCACCCATACTTACAGAAGCATCTATCTGTAAAGACATATCCCCAGGAGGGGTCATAAACGCATTTGAGGAATCAACCATCCCCAACCTAATCCCATGCGATGAAATGGGACCAATTCCCCAGTAATTAGCTCCAAGCCAATTACCAGTGAAATTAGCACCAGTGGTCATGGAATGACATACAACTGGAAGTGTAAAAGACCCGCTAGTAGCTGATAGGGGACCACCAAGATTAGTATTATCTTGTGCCAGAACTGACACATTACTAACAGAAGAAGCAGATAGTACTAATGGATTGGCAAGCGTAGATAGCAGATCACCCTTATAGTAGACATCTCTTGACGCTGTTTTAGGAACATATAGGGCTACATAAAGCACACTATTATACGTGCAAGTTACTAGATTAGCGACACGCTGTGTATTTTTTGAAATTATAGAACCAGTATTTGAACTGTACGCAGTAGAAGTTTTTACATCATAATTATCGGATATATTATATGATCCAGTACTGCCTCGCTGAAATGTGATAGTGCCATCAAATAGATACTTATTTATTAGTGTTCCATTGTAAGCAGGGTGCAGTAACACAACAGTATCGGTTACATTATCATCTGTACTACCAATATAAGAATAATTTAGTGGTGCTTGTTGGTTTGCTAAATTTGATTTACCGTATATTTGGGTAGCTAATAATACACCATTAAAGGTTCCGTTACCACTTCCATCAATAGAAGCTACAATACCATTAGCACCATTACAGAAATTAACACCACCTGTTCCAGCGTAATAATTTAGATATACAGAATTAGCACCATCAGTAGGGTCAAGATGTAAATTAGGTGAAATTTGTCCAGTAGAAATGAGCCTTCCACCAGTTGTAATATTAGAACTAAATGTTCCTGAAGTAGCACTTAGGGCACCACTAAAGGTTCCTGTGGTAGCAGTTATACCTCCACCAAACTCAGCCGCACCATTTCTTACATCAAAGTAAATTGACCGTTGGTTAGGGAAAGTGCCACCAGTAGTAGGGTTCCATAGACCAAAACCGTTCCAAACAGCAAGGTCAATATTACAGGTTGCCATTGAAGCGGCATCACCATTACCAATTTTGAAATATGTGCTACCATTAGAAGGCAGACTTAAGGTTCCACTAAAACTTCCTGAAGTAGCAGTTAGGGCACCCATACTGACAGAGGATGAGAATGTAGCGGCACCTGTAGTAGATATAATCAGTTGATCGGTTGAGCTTGTTCTTAATCTAATATCACCATAACTAGATCCATCAGTTGCTAATGTAATACCAGTGGATGTTCCAGAAATCATAAAATATGGATTATTGGAACCGTTCAAACTTCTAAATGCTGCAAGTGGACCTAGAGCAGAATAATATACCTCTAACCCATTAGCAAGCCCAAGATTCGGACCATTGGCAATAACTTTACCACTAAATGTTCCTGAAGTAGCAGTTAGGGCACCACTTCCACTAATAGAAGCTACAATACCATTAGCACCATTACAGAAATTAACACCACCTGTTCCAGCGTAATAATTTAGATATACAGAATTAGCACCATCAGTAGGGTCAAGATGTAAATTAGGTGAAATTTGTCCAGTAGAAATGAGCCTTCCACCAGTTGTAATATTAGAACTAAATGTTCCTGAAGTAGCCGTTAAAGGACCGGAAATATTAGCATAGGTAGAAGCATAGACAGATGTAGCTGATACTGTGTTTTGAGCAGAATACTTTCTAAGAGTAAGTGTAGCATCATTATTGTAATACCCTCCATACAAAGCGGCATAGGCAGTTGTGTTATATGAATCCAGCAGATTTAATCCATGAGTATAGTTAGCACCTTGTATGGTTAATTGAGCATTACCGCTTGAACCAGTAGAGCCTATATAGTTAGTCTGTGTGCCCTGTATTACCTTAATTTGTTGAGAGTCAGAAGTTGTAACAGAAACTTGACTGCTAAATGTTCCTGTGGTAGCTGATATAGATCCAATAGTTCTAAAATTACCTGTATTGCTAGACAGCTCAGCTACAATAGAGGGTGTAGTAGAAGCACCTGTTCCACTTTCCCAAGTCCAACCATATCCAGCGGCATTTTCAATAAAGTTTCTAAGACCCCAAGTTGTAACATAGGTTCCTGTCGGAGCTACCACAGTTCCAGATACTCCAGATGCAACTCCAGCATTAGACATATACGTTTGCCAAGCTGTATATCCAGAAGAATAATAAAGAATCCCCGTAGAAACACTATTGACCCTGTTTATATTCATTCCAGCATTAGCAGATAGGGCACCACTAAATGTTCCCGTAGTAGCGGATATTCCTCCACCAATAGTTAACAGATTAGTAGAGGGATTAAATGTGAAGCCTGAATTTGTTCCTAGAGCTACTGAAGTTCCTTGAGAAGTAGCAAAGACTGGATAATAATTAGCATTTATTGTATTATTAGCTGCTGAGACATTAGAGGCTGTACCAGAAATACTAATTCCATAAGTTTGAGCATCTTCCCTAAGTATTCTTACCCATGAACCCCACGTTCCAGAGTAGTTTTTTCTCATCCAATAATTACCGGATGATGTCATATATGACCATAAAAACTGTGTAACACCTGAAGCATAAGCTACAATCATTCCAAAGGCATTAGCAGAAGGACAATTAGTTAGAGTTGCTGCATCTGCATCTAAGGGGCAGTAGTAAAACCCAGGGGTAGTATAACTATTTAGATCCGTAGAGGCAGTAATTCTTATATTATTGAGGTTGTTAGCTGTAGCAGCATTACCCCCAATAGATAATGAATTTGCTGTTCCTGTTAATCCTGCGCCAGAACCATTAAATTGTGATGCTGATAGGGCACCACTAAATGTTCCTGAAGTAGCGGATAGGGCATGGGCACCGTCACTTATAAAAGCTGTTTTAATGGTTGGAGTGCCAGTAATAGTTATACCAGTTTCAGATGTTATTTGTGTAATTGTCCATCCAGATACCCATGATGCAGATATTCCACTATGTCCTAGTTCTACTTCTTCAATAGTAATTTTTGGATAAGATAAAACTGTTGAAGTAGTTCCAAGCAATATACAGCAATAAGTTCCATCATGTCCAAATCTAATACTTGTAAATGGACAATCTCCTAGAATCACAGCACTTGTATTAGTCCACGCAAGAGTAGTACTGTAGTTATATCCACCTAAATGTATTTCATATGCACCACTTGCGTCATAAGCATAACCAGCAATTCTCATCCGTATCATTGTATTAGTCCAAGATACAGGAAGAGTAATCTTAATGGTTCCAGTCCCGGTATTATTATTAACTGTATAAGATGCAATATTAGTTAATTTTGTTAGCCCACTACTGCCACTTATTAGTTGACTATGTGAAGTTAAAACAGGTGATGCAGACCAATTTGATGCGTTTTGTTGTGTGATAGTATTACTAAATGTTCCTGTGGTAGCTGATAGGGCACTCATACTCAAATTACCAATACCAGTATCACCAGCCTTATTAATTGGAGTATAGGTTAAGGCGGCAGTAACATCAGAAGAGGTTAGAGTTACTGCACCAGTTCTTGTATTAAATGAATCTACCTTTGTTCCGGTTAGATAGGCAGAATTATCATAAGATATAGTACCTCCAGAAACCTTTACAAATCCAGTTCCTTGTTTCCAGTCATTTAAACCTAATGCAATATTATCTACATATGTTTTATTAACTGCATCGGTGCCAAGTGCGGGTGTAAAATTAAGAATTAATTTATTACTACTATTAAGAGTAATTGTAGGATCTGTTCCCATTACAGGTGAACCTGTTCCGGTAGCAGTTGTCCATGCTGGAGCAGCAGCATCAGATGATTGTGTTAATACTGAAAGAGCCGCTGGAGCAGTAATGTAAGAAATAGCATTAGAAGTATTTGCCGCATAAACTAATTGATTATTAGCTCCAGGGGCAGCGGTATTGTAAACCATATTAGCGGTTGCCACAGGAGGCAATGCTAATGTTAAGTTAGCACTTTGAGTTAAACTAGTAGAAAATGCGCCTGTTGTAGCAAAAGCATTAGAGAATGATACAGCAAAAGCTGGAATAGTTAATGAGCCAGAAGCAGGTAATGTTAAAGTTCCTGCTGACCAATTTGGAGCAGCATTATTAGCACCTGATAAGAATACTCTACCAGCAGCACCGGGCTGAGCTACAAATGATGTAGTATCAGTAGCAGATTGATAAGGAATACCCCAAGCTGCACCAACTAAATTAGTTGTCTTAGCAACTGTTAAAGTATTAGCATTTGTCCATACTGGAGCAACTGCTGCTGAACCAGTAGGAGTTTCAGTTAAGATATAAGTACCGGCTACCGTAGGACCAGCTAATCTAGCTGGAATGCCAGAAGCACCGGCATAATCAAGATCACCTAATGTAGTATAGAGGTTAGGTAATGCTCCGATAGTATTGTAAGAGATAGTAACTGCGGAAGAGCCATTAAATGTAGTTCCAGAAGCAGCGCCAGTACCACTATTATTAATAGTAAGTGAATTAGTTACGGCAGCAGCAGTAATTGTATTTATGTTAATCCAAGTGGGGGCAACTGCGACTGAAGCAGATACTACTTCAGCTAGAATATATGTTCCATTAACTGTAGGACCAGCTAAGCGAGTAGCAACGCCAGAAGTTCCACCATATAATAAATCACCTAATGTAGTCATTGGATTTTGGAATCCATTGGCTACCCATGATCTTACACCATCTGTAGTAGATGAAAGAACATATCCTGAAGTTGCTGGATTACCTAAAGCCGCTTCATAAGCGGTTGCGGCTGTAAATGCAGCAGTTCCTAGCGTTCCACCAGCACCAATATTAAGAGTTGATGAGTCTGTACCAGCAAGAGTTAATGTATTTGATACTGTTAAAGTTTTTGCAGTAGTTGAACCACCAGTAATTGCAAATCCAGTAGTGTTTGGTAAGATTGTGCAATTACTAAATAAAGGTCTAGTAGCAGAAGCCACTAAAATAGCTCCAGGTGTGGTTGATATTACTGCGGCTGGAAGTCCCGTATTATCATGAGCCAGTAAACCACTTGTTACGGTAATACCACTAATAAAGTTTGAAGCACTCCAATATGCAACTTGATTAGTTATTCCATTACCACCAATAGATGAAGCGGAAGTTAATTCTGTCCAAGTAATTAAATCAGATTCTAAAGTATATTTTTTACCATTTTCTTGAACAAATACTACCATTCCATACTTTAAATTATCTGCCGGAATACTATTACGTTCGGCTAAAGTAGCACATATACGATATGATCCTCTTAGATTTTTATCATCTAAGAGGGCGAATTTGCCTTCATTTTTAGGAACTAATTCTGCGATCAGCGGAATTGGCATTACTTATTCTTTCTCCACTTTTCTAATGGTAAATGGATAGACTTTTGAAAATCTCTTGCTTCAGATCTAGATAAATCCTTAGGAAATCTAATTATATATTCATATTTTGGTGCAGTAGACGAATATTTTTGATTGATAATATGTCTTATCAATCCATAATCTTTACCTTGATTTTGTAATTCACGAGCTTCAGTAACAGCTTCTTTTCCAAATTTTTTGCTTAATTGGGAAAATAGGCCCTTTTGGGAGGCCGCGATTTTTACTATTGATGTCATTATTTTCTCTTTCTATATTTTGATCTGGCGAATCAGGACTTTGCAAAATTCCAATAGATTCTCTATTAAACGTTCCTGGCATATAGGAAGAGTTCAATTCTTTATCATCTGTCCAAGCTAATTTTACAATGCTCATACCGTGGCCAAACAACTTTATATTTAAAACAGCTAATTTAATTAAACTTATTATAATACTGTTACAGTTGTAATACCTAAAGAATGATTATCAGATTTATAAATAGAATAATTAGTAGTTATGCCAAAACTATTTACAAAATTAACTGTATTATCTAAATGAAAACCACCTTCGAATCCACCAACATAAAATATAGGAGTTCCAAAAGAAGTGGGTATTGCGTAATAAATATATTCGTTAGTATTTGCATTTACGGTAAAGCTACCTGCCTTACCAGATGATAGGTTATTATAACCTAAATTTGATATTAAAGTCAAGTTAGTTGAAGTGCCATAGTATTTTCTATAATACCAACTTAAATTTAAAGTAGATTGTAAAACTGTAGATAATGTTGCCTCCAGGGTGAATGTAACTGACCCTGGAGTATTTAATTTAAAATTATAAGTAGAGTTAAATGAAGTGAAATTACTTAATATATTCCATGAAAAATTCTGATTATCTCTTAAACGCGCCGATACAACGGTTTCATTATATGAAGCTATAAAAGCTGGAGTATTTATTTGTTGTCCAACCTCAAATGAAGTTTGAGCAGAAGTAAAAGAAGTTATTGCAGCATCAGCAGCTATATCAGAAGCTTTAATTTTTTTCCATGATATAGTAGTGCCATCATTATATAACCATGTATCAGGACTAAGAGCTAAATCAGGTATTTGACCTATATAACCACCACTATTTATGGTTAAATCAATTGGAGGTTGTGGATCAAATATAAATTCATTATGATTAACTAATCTACCAACCTTAACAAGCCAATGATCACCAGCGGCTAACGATGGTTTGGTTGTAGTAACTTTCCCATCACGCCCAAGATACAAAGTATCGGAAGTAGTATAAATAATATTAGTAGATGTTTGATATTTTTTGCCATGAGTTAATCCAGCTAAAACTGTTTCACTTTCTAATCCAGATTGTAAAATAACGCAATCTACACTAGGTTCATTACGAAGCAAGTTATTTGGGAGGTTGACCGAATTAATTGGTATAGCTGTATAATCGACAATGGCGCAACAGGTAAGTTCGGTTGCATCGTTAAATAACGTTATGTATTCATTAAATACAGCCAGCGTAGCGGTATTCAGAGTATCCCCGGACTGAGCCTCACGGAGATACCCTGTTATTGGATCACGATAAAGAGGTTTTACCTGCATTTATGAAAGCTTAGGAATAGGTGGAAGTGAAGAATTAAAACCTTGAGCTAAATGGATATTTCCCTTAGTTCCAAGCTTCTTAGAATTATACCAAGCATTAGGCATATTTGAATGTGCGCCACCCTGGATAGCCAATTTAATTAAACTCATACAGTTTCTCTATCATATAGAGCTTGGGTTAAACCTTCTAATCCTTCTATAATTTTAGTTACGAATGGATTAAGAATTGGATCCATCATAGCAGTTTCAATATCTATTCCCCATGGAGTTAATTCTGTTTGGAAGAGAATATTGTCGTCAGCGTCAACAATAATACGTTGCTTCAATATTTTACAAGTAGGAATCTGTTTTAATGGATTATCAATAATAATTTCATAAACACGATCCCTACTTGTTAACTGTTTTACATTCCAGTCAGGATTAGCCATTTGTTACTCCCAATATCCAGTAAACGTAACCGTATAAAGAGTATTGCCTGCTGTTGTAACTGTACCCTGGTTTCTAAGGCCAATTGCAATGAACTCACCTGGGTTTACAACTACTGGAGATTGTGATAAATCAAGAGATAAACCATTAGTATTAGCAACTGCGCCAACAGCAGCAGCAGACTGATATACTTCAATACCAATTGGAATACGTCTTGGACATTTAACAGAACCAGTTGCCCAAGCAGTTGTAGTATCAGATGTTACTGCGGCTGAAACGGCAGTATGGCCATATAATAATTGAAATACATTAATAAGTGGACCGCCAGTTAAAGCAGCTTCAACTGTTGAATAAATCTTACAACCTGTAATGTAAAGCGTTCTTGGGGTAAGGTTGATTGAGCCAGCAGGATTTTGATAAGAACAAAGCAAACCTTCTGTGCCAGCAGTTAAAGTAGGCAGAACCCTAAAGATTCCACCTAAACCTGTGAATTGTGAAGTAACAGATGTCTGAACAAGAGCCGCCGCAGCAGCAGGAGCGGCAGTTACAGCGGTTGAAGCAGTAGAAAGAATTGAAGAATGACCATTCTGACCTTGTGCGGCATTTAAGCCCATACCGCACATTTGATGTGACCAAGGTTTATTAGTATTGAAGTCAGCCAAGTTAACGCTAACGTCACACATCTTCCATTGCATAACTGGAGAACCGGTTACTGCATTAGCATTTCTGAACTGCATAGCAATAGGTAATGCATAAGTCATAAAAGGTGTGCCGTTAGCGGCTGGAGTTTGGATTGTTCCTAAAAGAACATCATTAGCCCAAAAACGAGTTTGATTCTCACTACAAGCAATAGTAAATGATACTAAAGTATTAGCAGTTAATTGAGTAGCTTGTAATAATACTTGAGTTTCTACACCATTGTAGTTAGTTACACCGTATAAACCCGCTGATGTATATCTAAAAAAAGCACCTTCGGTCGGAGCTGCACCGCCAGTCGTAGGTAAGAATAAACCAAATTCTACAACTTGATTAACCAAAGGCTGATCTGTTGGATAACCACTAAATTCAATATAAGTTGGAGCGGTTTTAATAAGTGGAAAATAACGGCAAGACCAAACTGCAACACCTGCACCGGACGTTAATGTATTGTTAGCATTAAACTGAAGCGCACCAGCACCAGAAGCAACAGACATTGAAGAAGCAATAACAACTTTCCATAAGTTATTATTCTGAACGCCAGCAGCGGTATTAAAACTATCATTAAATAACAAAGTATCTAAACCAACACGCAATTTATAATCAGGCGATGTTTCTGGTTGCATTAAATATGGTGTACCGGTTACATTACCAGCGTCATTTTCGGTATACATTCTAAGTGCGCCAATATTAGCTGGCACTAAAGAAGTAGCTACCATTAAATTACCTTGTGTATCTACTTTAGCATCATTGCCAGTAGCACCCTCAATTCTAAATCCACTCATAATTAATACTCCCAATAAACGTTAAATGTTCCTGTTAATGTGAATTCTGAAGAAGCATAAATTGTGAATCCTACTCCATCCACAATATTACCACAAACAATCTTCATTGGTACAATAGCATGTTCTATTGCATTATGTTCTGCTGTTGCAACTGCCATTAAATAAGCTTTGATTTTGCTAGTTGCACTACTAATTCCAGTTTGCCCTGTAATTGTTAATGTAACATATTGTTTACCAGGTGTAGTACCAAAATCTAATATACCAGAACCTTTAGTTAAGCCACCACCACCAGCTAATTGCGATCCATTAAAATAAAGGGAACCGCCAATAGCATAGATCTTATTAGTGGTTACATTTGGAGCACCATCAGGTATTTGAATACCTTGATTAGATGATAATATAAGGGGACCGTTACTTAATGTAACGGGTCCAGTAAAGGTTGGACTATTTAGAAGATAACTCATTTATTAAATGATGTACCAAGCGGTTCCATTATAGACAATTGTAATAGCGTTCCACTGAGCAGTAAGTGTAAATGAAGCAGCGCCATCAATATTTTTACCATTACCATTAATTGTAATAGCATTATTAGTAGCATCAATTTTCTTAAAAGTCATACACTGATTTGTAACTGGAGCAGCTAATAAAGTAATAGTAAATGCACCATTTGTAGCATCGCAAAGGATACATTTATCTGTTACCAATGTTGGATTATAAGTTGCAGATTTTGTTTGGGTAGGAAGAAGATTTAAGTTACCTTGATACTGTAATTTCTGGAAAGCCTGAAGAATTGTATCAGTAGCCGCTAATTGGGTAGAGTCTGTACCAAGAGCAAAACCAGTTAACGTTTTACTAACTACCGTAGCAGCTGATAATGTAGTAGTCATACCAGTTGAAGTAACATCACCAGTTAAGTTACCAGTAAATCCTGTAGCATTGCCGCTTAATGTACCAACAAAAGTTGTTGATGTGATTGAGGTCATGCCAGCTAATACTGTCTGAGTGCCTGAACTAGCATTAATCTTTAATGAGGTAGTACCTAAGAAAAAAGATTGGTCAACAGCTGCTACAGTAACAGCACCAGTTTGACCATTAACTGAAATAACATCAGGTGAACCACCTTCAATCTTATCCCAAGTTGTACCATCGAATGCAATAATATCACCAACTGACCAATTATTATTTCCGTCAATTGTAGTATTACCAGCTACCGAAACTTTATAGTAATAACCTTTAGTTCCTGTTCCATTTACTAATGTTGGTGAGTTTGTAGAGGCGTTCCAAGTACCTTGATAATTCATCCCGCCAACTATTGAGGCAGGTAATTGAGCAAGAGCTACTTTCCCGGTTCCATCTAATCCGCAAATACCATTATTACTATTTATTAATGTCCATACTGGAGCAGCGGAAGCGGTACCTGTACCAGTTTGAGTTAATACTGCCATTGTTGTAGAAGTATTACCAGCTAATCGAGCCGCCGCAGGAGTAGCATTTTCATACATAATATCACCCAATGTAGTCATTGGGTTAGTGAAACCGGCTGTCATAGCAACCCAGCTTCTTACTCCACTAGTAGTTGAACTTAACACCCAACCATTAGTTCCAGGGTTGCCTAATGCGGGTTCAAAAGCTGTAGAGGCTTGATAAGCCGCAGAACCTAAAGTGCCACCTGTACCGATGTTCAGAATAGAATTATCGGTACCCTGTAATGTCAAAGTATTAGATACCGTTAAAGTCTTACTAGTTGTACCGCCAGCTAACGTAAAACCAGTAGCAATCGCAGTAAGAGTTAAATTATTTAATGTTGGGGCTGTAACGTTTCCAGTAAATACTGGACTATTAAGAAAATGTGACATTGGTTATCCTTTTAAAATAAGAACCAGTTTCCATTAAGAAATATTAAATCAAAAGCGTTATTTGTTAATAAAACATAAGATGAACTTTTTTCTATTGTATCAAGACCATTAGGAATAAAGGTTACTTTACCAGTTCCTATATTACGAAGCCTATATTTCAGGTTATCTACCCCTGGAGGAAGGAAAATATTACAGTCAGCAAACGAATCAATAATTGCTGCATTTTGAGCTTCAGATAAGACCGTAGTTCCTGTTAAATATTCTACTTTAAGAATAGTATCTTTTGAATGAACTTGAGTTTGAAGTTTAATAAATGCTTCTAAGATTGTATTAAAACTTGTTAAATCTGATTTATCTAATCCAGCTACTAAATTAGTTAATGGTGTAGCTAAAACAATGTCACCAATTGTAGCTGGCTCTAATTTGACCTCTTCTTGAAATCCATTTGAATCTAATGCTAAAACTTTTTTCATGTTTCTCTACTGAACAAGTCTAATTGGAGGTTGTGGATCAAAAATAAATTGCGTAGAGTTAGGAATAGATCTACCAATTATTACTTGAAATAAAGCATTAGTTGGACGAACTGTTGTTATTAAACCTGTAGTATCTAACCAATACACATCACTAGTGACAAAGTAATTTCCTGTTTCATAATAATAATTCTTTAATCTCGCCACGCTTACTTGCTGATTGACAGTACCAGCTTCTAGCGTAATCCCATCCACTATAGGATATTGTACATCATTTGCTGTTACTTTAAAAGCTTTTCCTGTGCTATCTATTCTAAAAGCAGTAAACTTAGACATAGCTTGTGATAATACTACTTTTTCTGCATTACCAATAACTTCTGGAGTAGGATTAGGAATTGGATGATCTATAATATTAATAGCTAATGTTGGAGCATATAAAAATTTATAATCTTCTATCTTAGTCCCAAGTTGAATAAACCAAATATCACCAGCAGCTAATGATGGTACTATATTGGTTAATATTCCATTTTGACCAACATATAATAAATCACCATAACCCCCTGGCAATAAACCATCGGTATCATATATGGTTCCAGGGGTGTTACAGAATAGGCCGGTATCTCCATGTTGAGCATTTTTTAATAGAATACCTTGAATTGTTGGAATTTCTAAACCAACTATATTGTGATTATATTTAGAATTAATTTGAATGGCATTGTCATTAACAAATGTAACACAGGTATTAGCTTGATAATTATCAAAGCAAGTTGCTTCTACAATCCGACTATAATAAGATGGATCGCCTTTTTGATTACTTAATGTAAAGACTCCATTAATAGAGTCATATCCAACTAATGTCATATGCTTACCTGAACAAATTCTGAAATTCTAATAAGTAATTTCGTTGGTGAAATAGCTCTACCAATCTGAATAACATTTTTAGGTGGAAGTGTTTGTGTCAAAGTTCCCATAGCAAAAACATAAACAGGTTTAAGATATTCAAATGTCCATGATGGATTTTCGAAGATTCCATCTTGCTGAATATCAACAAATTGACCACCATTAACGTCTTGCATAGCAATACCGACAACAGCAGCTACAGACTCATAATTGTTCCAGTCTGTTAAAGCTACCTGCTGTTGAGAAATAAGGGACAAAGATACAGCATATCCCCTATAAATATTAGTTTCAGCTTGAAGTGTAATCATATCTTTTGTGCCTCAGAAATCCATGCTAAATGTTTTTCAATAATAGATTTATTCGATTGAACCGGTTCTTTTATGCCTTTTACAAAAAATACATGTGAACTTAAAGCATTTGCATTAGCAGACGATCCAAAATGATCTTCATCTACTAAATAGCTGTCTACTATAGAGTCAATCTGTTGACCGTGAAGGCTCATAAATTCTTTAAACGTACAAACTTTACGTTTATATTCATCCATTTCTATCTTACCAGCATTATAGTTTTTGTATAAATTATCTATTGTATCTTTTAATAATTTTGAATTTATATTTAATATTGCACTACCATTATCAGTCGTCACTAATGGTTCTGATCCAAATAGCGTTTTTAGTTCATTTAAAGAAATTTCCTCTTGAGTTGTTGGATCTATTATATTTCCTAACTTATCAATATCTTCATAATAATAACGAGGATATCCTACATTTAGTCCAACTGATTTATTTCCTCTATTATCCCATGATTTTGTTTTGCCTGTACAGAAACAAATTACATGTTCTTGATTCTCATGTAATACAACCACAGGAAGTCCTGGAACTACATCAACATCAGGAGTAACCTGAATTGAATAATTACGAGAAGCAAAAAAGCGTTGAGCAAATTCATAATTTAAAAAATTATTAATTTTCGTAGCGGCTCTTTTAGCTCCAGCGTTATCATCTTTCGTATCTTTTAATTCATCTTCAAGTAATGTAGATTCAAATGCATAAGATAAATGCAACTGGGTATATCTCATGCCATATTCTTTTTCATAATCAGAATAAATCTCGCCACGCCTAATTTTATCTGTAGGTTCTTCTGAACTATTTACAATAGGTGGAGTGAATGATTTAAAGAAATCGTTACAATTTTCAATACGTGGACCAGCTAATTTTGCTGTAGTTAAAATTGTATTTTGTTCATCTTCACCTGGAATTGGTGTTTTTTGCATTAAAACACGAGTTGGTGTATTTGCTAAATCATAAAATAAAGATTCAGATATTACCTGATTAGGCCAAATTACGTTACATTTAAGTGGAAGGCCAAATACTGAAATTGGTTTTAAAATATATTCAGCTAATCCACCAAATTTTCTAGCTGTCTTATTTTCTCCTTTAATTGCAGACGTTTCCTCTGGATAAGGAACTTTATCTTGATCTTTGACAAAATCACCTAAATTAATACAATCTTTATCTTCAATTTCAGATAAAGTTAATGCAGCACCACTAATGTATGTTGGATTTGGTATATCATAAATACTATAAAAACCATATTGCATAATATTAAGAGCAATCGACCAAAATGTATTTTCGCCAAGTAAATCACTTGTATTTCCTTCAAGCAATTTCATAAAACGATCTTGTTGAAAGAAATCTTTTACGTTAGTTGATGTAGATACACCATAAAGTTTAGCACCTAATTTATAGGTATCTAAAAAACGCTTATAATACTTTGGATTAAAATATTTTCCAGCACCTTTAGCTTTTTCTGGTGTAATTTCTTTATAAAATTTCTTTCCATTATAAGTATATGTGAAAGCTACTTGAGTCATTTCTGGAATTTCAGACTTACCTTTATTTTCTCCAATTTCACTTTTAACATCAGCGGTTAAAATAGAGGCTACAGCACAACCAACATCAAATTTATTACTAGTTAATATGTTTGATATAAAATTATCAATAGCACCGTCAGCACGAATATTTTGAATAGTATCTGTTAGTCTAACATCAGCCTGGGTAAGTTGATCAATATAGAAATCATATTGTTTACGTTGATTCCAAATAAACCCATCAGTTAAACATGTAAGTCTAACTGAAACATTTCCAAGAACATTTTTGTTTCTTACAATTCCTATAACGATACCATCAAATTCCAGGGTGGGTTCATATATGGTTCCATTATCTACTATCTGTTCCCATAACTGTATTTTTGAATATTCATGAATATGAGTGATATACGGAGAATAATTTAATTCAAGATTTAGGCTTGAGAGTGACCCATACTGGCTTGAAACAGACGCAGAAATAAACGGGACTTGAATTCCCGCTAAGTATAAGAATGTTTTATAAATTCTTGTATCAGACATTATTATAAACCACTAGAGATATCATATTTGTATGAAGTAATGTTCGTCATATGATCAACCACTTGAAGTATATCTCTTTCTTCAATCAAAAAAGTAGCTTCAATTGGATCGGTATAATTTAATGAACAACGATACTTTTCACCTTCCATTACATGAAAATAAGCAATTCTATTCTTACTAGAAACTACACCTGGAACATTTAATGCTTTGAGAACTAATCTATCGCCATGATTAATCGTTAACATTTATTTGATCCTTTGTAGCCGTACTTTTATTATATACCATAACTCTATTTTTAATCAAGAAGCTAAAGTTAAAGTTAACAAGATTATCTGTTCCAGCTACTTTACTTCTCTGAAAGTTAAACGGATAACCTTCGAATAACTCACCATCGGCATATAACTGACAAATATATCCATTTTGCGCCAATACGGTTCCGCGCATTAATTCGTCCCAAAGAAAAATCATATTAACTGACCAAGGATTATCAATAGTGTTTTTTAACATTCCAGATATCTGAAGAACTTCAGGCTTTTTATCAAAGAATAAAGCCTGATATTCTTTATTAGTTTCTACAATTTGCATTCTCTCTTGATGAGCTATAGACATTTGCATAAGAATAAATTGCTTAAATCTCTTTCTTGTAATACCTGGAGCCGGAGCTTTGTTTTCATCATAATTAGGAAAGATATTTACATCAGGTTCAGTTTTTGATTTTTTAACAATACTAATATAAGCAATATCAGAACCATCCTGCCTATATTCTTTAGCATCAATAGAGCTATATCTAATACCATAATCTATTGAATCTGATTCGTCTGAAATAAGATTTATACTTTTCTTGGACGCTTTTATATTGGTATCATTCATTAATTCTAATAATAATGTACCACCAATATTTAAAATCTTATATTTACTTTGTTCATCGGTCTGAACTATATTTCCAGTACGTTTAGCTGTAGGCATACCATTTTTATAAACAACTTGATAACCATATTCCCTTAATGCATCATCTAAATCATCTATATAATCTTGTCTACCATCTTGCAAAGCTATACGAAGTTTTTCTACATTTTCCTCTTCTCTAAGAACTTCAGACATATCTACAGATGGAGTATTCCACGCATTTTTAAAAGCATCTATAAATGTAACCATTATGCCACCTTTGGTCTATTATGTTTTTGTTTAGCTATTCCGGCTTTAATTCTAGATACTAACTTACTATTTTTTACTGATGCATCTGTTATTTTTGAACCTTCAGCAATCTTATTTGCATTAGCTGCAAATAAGTTTACAATAAAAGATTTATCTGGATCATACTTATATTCGGCTTCTTTAGCCGAACCAGTAACGCTTTGATCCCTAAAATTAGCTATTGGTGGAACAGAAGCATCAATGGTTATTGGCGCACCTAAAGCTTGTTCTAATTTTTGAGGATATGTAATTACCTCTTTTTCTTTACCGTATCCAAAACCTATTGCTGCTTTACCGCCCTTGGCCCTTTGAGCTTGTACGGCAGCTACAATGGCTTCTTTTGTTTTACCGTGACGTTTAACTGCATCTGCAACACCTTCGCCAGCGTTATAGGCAATAGCTGTTAAATAATAATCATCATTATATTTCTTAAGTAAACTCTTAATTAACAGCGCGGCAGTATAAGCTTGTTCATTATAATCTTCACTATATCCCAGGGTTGCATTATTCTCTCTTCTGACTCTTTCCCATGTTGCTCCGGTAATCTGAAATAAACCTTTAACTCCAGTTTTTGATAATGTATTACGACCAAAATCAGTTTCAATATAAGCAAATCCAGTAAGTAGTCTTTCATCTACTCCCGTTTTAATGGAAGCTTCTCTAATTGCATTTTGGGCATTAAGAGGAACGTTTAAAATCATTATTTAACCGATAAAGCCGTGTTAAGTTTTTCTAATACATCAGTGAACTTCCTAATAGCTTCGGTTTGAGGATCTGTAGTTATCTGACCCTTAGCAGCATTTTCAATTATTTTACTGGTAGCAGCAAAATCTTGTTGATTTAACTGAACCATAAAATCAGAAACTTGTTGAGGATTGTTTGCCAAGAATCTAGCAGCACCCTTAGCGGCATCTTCATTAGAGGTTAAGAATTTAAGACTATTAAATAATGCGGTTTCATCAATCTTAGTTTTTACTTTCTTATCTTTACCTGATCCAGTATAAAGAATACTGTCTAATCCGCCAACTGTAGTAACAAATCTATTTGCATACTCAGTTTCAGTCATTTTACGAGTCTTGCCGTTTTTATCAGTAATATCTAAAAGACTTGATTTATTATCTAGCAATGTTCTATAGTTTTGAGATAATGATTCACCTAATTTAGTAGCACTCCTGAGATCAATTCCTTTATATGCGGCATAAGCATCATTAAGAGCCATTGTAGAAACAATGGCTAGAGTTTCATCATCTAATCTACCCAATCCAGTAGGATCTAATTCTAATCCCATCTTACGCAAAATACTCGCCTTTTCTCTATTGCTTTTTCCTTCAAAACTTTTAACTAAATTGCTAAATTTAGTAGGATCTTTAGCAAAATTACTTACTATATTATAATATTTTTGCTCTGCAAAATTTAACTCCTTTCTACCCTTTGTATAATTTGCTAAGAAAGAAAGATCATTATTAGCTGATTTTGATATAAAATTTTCAATTTTTTTATCATCACCTTTATTTTTTCTGTATAAGAAATAGTCATATATAATAGCATCAGCACCAGCTTGATCTTTAGCTAATCCTTTGTCCATGATAGTTTTACGCATTGCTTCACGATAATTATCATCAGCTCCACCAGTTATAAATGAGTTATAGAATAAATCTAAATCACCTTCAACAATTTTAGACTTTTCTTTTTCACTCCACATTATATCGCGCCACGCTGTTCCGGCAGTGGTAATACCTTTACCATATCTTTCAGAATTCCATCTTTCCTGGCTACCTTCAGCAGTTCCAGTTCCAGACATGATATCTTTATAAAGATTAGCCACTCTACCCTGAGCAGTTGCAGTATAGATGTCCGTATCTTTACCGCCACCAAATTTTAATGATCCATTCTTTGAAAATGCATCTAAAACATCATTAATTTTAACGGTAGCTACACCCTTTTCACCAACAGCTTCTAATCTTCTATTTAAAAAATTAATAGCAGCAGAGGTTCTACCTATTGAGCCAATACCGCTATACACAGCGAATGCCTGTTCTTTGCCTTCTTTGGTTGTTTCTCTACGAAGAAGAAAAGCTAAGATTTTATCCTCAGACATTCCATTTGCACGTAATCTATCTATTATAGCATTTTGAATTTTGGAATAAGTATCTAATGGATTATTCTTATTACCAAACATTGCTAAATTTTCAAATTCCATACCTAATACTGCATTACCATTACCTTGATTTTCATAATATTCTTTAGCTAAAGCAACATTACCACCGCCACGTTCAACGACTCTTCCCCAACTTGATCTAGATTGTTCTACGGCATTTACATATTGCTGCATTCCCAGGGTTGCGGCGTCATAGGACTTAGAGATTAAACCGGAATTTTGTAAAGCAGCAATTGAAGCAATTCCTTGTAATCCATAATCACCTTGTAAGTTTTCTGCGCCCATTTTAAAATAACCAGCTTGCTTACCAATAGACGAGAAATTGTCCCTAAGAGCTAAACCAGTCTCCCAAGTCATTCCGGTTCCGGTTGTAAACTTAGCAAGATTATTTAAAGCGATATTTTGTTGTGCATCACCCATACCCATTGATGCAAACTTACCTTTTATTTGTAGGATTGTTTCCTGAGTTGTGTGCATTAACCCAGCAAATTTATCCATTATTTCAGCCGTCTTTTTTACTCTTTCCTCAATCTTATCAATATCAGTAGGATTAATATCACTTATTAAGTTTTGAGCAACCATCTTTTTAAATGTCTCTGCATATTTATTCTTTGGACCAACTCTTTCGGATAAGAAATCACCAACAATAGGAACATACTTCCACGCAGATTGATCATGCTGGAAAAATCTTTCAGCTAATGCTTGAGAAGATCCGGCATCCATACGTCTTGGTCCAATACCTCGATTTAAATCTGCAATATCAGTAAAAGATGCAAATTCTCTTACCGCGGCACGTTTATCAAAATAAGGCTGAAAAGCTTTGCCCACGCTTTGATCTAAAACATAACCAGCGACCATACCTAAAGGTCCACCAAAAGCCATACCAGCTATTGACGTAGCGGTAGAAAGCCCACCACTCAAAGCCATATCTTCCCATTCTTTAGTACGATAATGCCAGCTACGATTCATTTGGAATTGATATTCACCACTAGTCATAAATTCTGGTTTACGTCCACCAATCTGTAATGCTCTACCTAAATCAGAACCAGCTAATCCAATTCCCCAAGTGAAATCTCTCCAACTTGATCTTTCAAGAGCGTAAACACCATTGCCCATTAATTGATCATTATAAATATGCTCACGCATTTTATCATGAGCAGATTTACCCGTATTATAAATAGCCATTGCACTAGCCATAGTGCCTTGTAATACTTCTACCATATGTTGTTGTAAATTAGCTTGTGCAGTTTGCATAGCAGCAAGCAAATTCGTCTGACCACTGTTCATGATCATCGCATTATTTTGTGCATAACTAAAATTATTAAATGCCATAGGATCAGGCATCATTTGCTGTTGAGGCAAATTATTAAAATCTCCATATGGCATTTGTAGATCAGGCATATATTAACTCTTATTCAATAAAGCGTTCACGGTTAAAGGATCTAACTTTTCACCTTTAATACCCATCTTCACAACCTTGTTCGGATCTTCAATAATGCGCCGTTTAAGTTCTTCTGCAAGAGTTTCCGAAGAATCTTTACTATCTGGATAATAAAGTTTAAATAATTCTTTACGAGTTTTATCAAGTTCTTTATCGTTCTTCATTGATGAGTAAATTTCAATATACATTCTATAAAACTTATCTTCAATCTCTAAATCAATACCAGCTATTTTTAAATGCGTAAGAAGATTTGTATATTCTTTAGGTATATGGTTATCTAGCAGACCTCTCGATGCTAAGATCATATATCTTACGCCACGAGAGGTCTTTAAGAGTTTTTTAAGTATTCCTCAGAAGAGAAAGCCTTGTTAGTAATATTAGCAAATATCATTAAGTATTTCTGAAATAAACGAACCTGTTCTTCAGGCATTTCTGATAAAAGCATAACTCTTTCATCTAGCTTTCCTTGAGAAAGATTTGTTGTATTGCCATTAGTTTTAATGCGAGTAAGCTGAAGGGCAATATTAACCTTAGCGTTAAAGGCATCTAATTGTATCTGTGATAACTTATTAACGTTTGCATCAGCATTGGTACGAATTAAATCATATCCAGCCATTCTTTCTTTTTCAGTAATAGAACTATAAGTTAACTCAATTTTACCGTCAAAAAGAGAGAAAGTCTTTGTATAAGATCCAGTTGCTAAAATTCCCACCAATACTTCGGTGAGTTCTTCTGCATTTGTTGTATATAAAACCTCATCTTGTAAATTCTTGATTTTATAAAACTCTTCTTTCTTTAATTCTTCTTCTGTTTTCTTAATTTCTTCGTTCAGCATGATGCCTCCTATTTATTATTATAGCACAATCAGAACTGATTAGCTATTAAAAATATATTTAGTGTTTGGCTTATCTTTGAGCTTATTTTGAGCGTCAATAGATTTAGCAGTTGTAAATGTGTGAGGGATAAAGCCCCAGTGAGCTTTTAAGAAAAACGAACGAATTGGTTGAGCAATAAAATCTCTAGAAAAACGAACTTTATTAACTTCATTAGGATCACCTGCAACATAAACAGAAAGTGACCAGTTGAGACAAGGAATTTTATCTCCTGCATGTGGTGAGTCGGATTCAAATCCTATAGGCAATACATATTTATTAAGAGTAATGCTGTATTGAACTGTTTGAGCTAGTGTGTAAGTTCTAGTGGCAGATAAACCAGTTGTTTTATCTATATAAGATTCGTCCCAATGCCATAAAGCCGCAGCATCATCATTAATTGGATTATCAGGTACTCCAGTTCTACCAACTTTAAAATCATTTACTGTTTGATATGAAGATCCTTTAGGAATAGCTGTTCCAGTAACAGGATCACATACAAAATAATCATAATTATTATTTTTAACATTCTTAACTTTAGCAAAAATTCTAATCTGACCAGAGTTTGTATCTAATCCTGGAGTGGGAGTAATAACACCTGGAATTGAATTTGTATTAACAATTTTATAAGAACTCGTTGAATTATAATTCTCTAAGAAATCTGAAGGATTAAGATTAGAAGAATCCATCTTTAATAATGTAACAGAATTATGAGTTACATTAATAACCTTCCATAATGCCGGAAATGTATGATTAATTATTTTGCCGTTGCTCGTGGTTTCTGTAATTGTAAAATCCCATGTAGCTTGAGTTGATGGATCTTTAAAATAGTATAAATCATTAAGGGCAGGCGGGGTAAGTGTAGTTTCAGTTAAATAAATTTCCCATGTATTGGTTTCTCTTGCAATAACTTTATTATATTCTATCTTCTCTTTTGATTTAGAGAAATAAACACCCTTATTACGCCTAATAATCTTTTCACCTTCTCTTGGCGCAAAACCTTTTGCTATTGATCTAATAATAGTATCACCATTATTAATAGAAAGTTCTAATATTAAAGAAACACTACCACCAATAGCAGCATCAAGACCAGCAGAAATAATACTTTCTTCTAATTCTGGAACGAAAATATAACCTTGTTCCTCTCTTGCAGCAATAATTAATCCAGCAGAAAGCTTATCATTATAATTAGCAAATAAATTATTAAGTTTAGGAATAATATTTAATTCATCTGTTAAATTATATTCATAAAGACCAGCTGTATTGGTTACGCTCCAATTAAAACTAGAAGCTTGAACTTCAGAAAAATCAATATCATTTAAAAAATCATCTGTCATATACATATTACTAGCATTTTTTCTGTGCGAACCTAACATATCTCGCAAAGCACTATAACGAAGTAACGTATTAATTCTATTCTGAAGTAAAGTTAAACTAACTTGAAGATGAAGTAAAACTCTTTCTTTACTATGTAAAAGAGTATCTGTAGCTAACGCTGCTTTCTGAACCTGTTGCTGAATCTGAGCCACAAGTCCAATGATTTCATAGATATTTGTAGCTCTATCTAGCGCATCGAACAACTCTTCTGTAATCACAGTTTTTAAATCTGACATTGAACAAAGAGATCTTACTAATCTCATTGTTTCTGATTCTAATCTATCAATAGTCTGTATAACCTCTACTACCAATTTATCAATTACTTGAATATAAGTATCTATGAGACTATTAACATTCTGAACTATCGCCGTAAAACACTTAGCCGCTTCTAAAATCTGCTTTAAAAAATCAGCAGCACCTTTAGCAAGTTTACTGTCTTTAGATCCTTCTGGACCCATAGCATTAAATTGGGCCTTAATAGCCATAATTGCAGCCTGCTTAAAATGATTTAAACTATCAATAGCTGGCTGTAAACTAATTTGTCCAAGTCCTTTATTAAAACTTAACTCATCAGTTCGCGGTGAGTTAGGATACATACAGAACTTAGGTGGAATCCAGGGTTTTAATTTCTTTTTGTTCGTTGTAATTCTATTAATAATAGTTGCAACAGCTTGCGTATCTCCTGTAATTGGTGTAATACGAGCATCTAATGCTTTAGCTAAATCGTTGATAATAGTAGGTCGTTCTTGATGGTGCATTATTAAGTTCCTAATGATAGAGTCTATTTATGTCCACTGAACAAATCTAATTGAATTTTGATTACAAAAATAAATTTTATTATTATAAGGTCGTGAGGCAGAACATCCTCTAGCGTCAATTAATGTTGAAGAATTCTGATCACCATCAACACTTCCAGAGGTATCGCTATTACCAAAGATCGCTGTAAATGTATTTGTTTCTAATACATATTTAAATATCTGTCTAGAACCTAAAATTAAGAACTTGCCTGGCTTATATTCTCTAAAATCTGAAATAGCATTATCTTTATCATCATTTAAATCAAACCCATATATTTCAGTTAAATTTGTTCCATTAACTTTACATATTCTACAATGAGCACCACTAGTAATACCATCTTCGGAAGTTATAATATATAAGTTACCATCACTAGCGTCTAACACTGAAACCATCGTTGCAGTAGATATTGGATATGTAATTATAGGAGCAGACAAAGTATTTGTAGCAATGGTATACATAAAAAGTCTAGTTACTGTTTCTTCTTCATCTTCATCTATAAAATAAATTTTAGTATAATCTTTATTAAATTTCATATCCCGTAATAATACATTGGCATTACTTAAATCACTACTTGTTATTATATAATTTACAGTTTTAAGATTTCCTCCAGAAATCTCTAAAAAAGCTCTTCCTCTATCGATACAGTAATAATTATTAACGTATAATTCATTTGTATTAGGATTATAAATTGGTTTCCGATCTCTCATTTTTGTATTTACATTAAAAAGTGGCCCAACTGCATAATCTCCATTATAAGTACCAAAATCACTATAATTTGATCCAGTTATAATAAGACCATTAGTTGAACTGGTATATAAAACACCATTACTATCAACGTCAATTCCACTTAGACCAGTAAATCTAAGATTATTCATATCAGTCATATAATATTCATGTTGTAAAGCTTGATATTCTTTTGTGACATATAAAGAATCCATACTATTTGCAGCTAAACCCCATGGCTGTCCCTGTTCACTCCTAGTAGATAAACAAAAAGTAGTAACATTATTAGTCGATGGATCAAATTTCTTTGTTTTATAATTATTTGAATCTGTTATATAAAAAACCGTATCAGAATATCGAGTAATTCTTTGTGGGCTATGGAGTCTAACTTTACTTCCAGTACCATCAACATCACCATAACTTTCATCTGTAGGTCCAACAGGAGTTGTTACAACATACCCTGGAACAGTCATCTTTCTAATGTTATGACCATTTTGTTGAATTATATATAAATTAGATCCAGTTGAATCAAAAGCCATTCCAAAAGGTCCATCAAATAATGCATCAGTTCCAGTTCCATCTTCCTGAGATCCAGTATCTCCAGATTGAAATTCACGGCCAGCAACAGTACTAACAACTCCTGCCTGAGTTACTTTATATATTAAATTAGCTTCAAAATCAGATACATAAACATCATGACTAATTGGATGAACAGCCAATCCCATAGTATCTGGAGTTCCAAGTATTGCTAATGTTGTTACATCTGCTGATTGACTAATTTTACGAATCTTTGGTTTATAGCTACTTTTTATACTTCGTTCTACAACATAAAGATAACCATCAGTTCCCCATTTACAATCAACAGCATCAGCAAAACGAGCAGAAGCTCCATTCCCATCACTGCTACCCTCAGAATTACTACCAGCAAATGAAGAAATTGTATTTTTAGTCAAATCATATTTAATGATATTTGTATAGTATGCAATATATAAATTACCATCAGGACCAAAATCACAACCACCAGCTTGCGGTGAATAACTATTTGTATAATCAATTACATAATAATCACAAACCCCTCCATCATGAGGAATAATTACAATATCAGGTTTATTGTAATCGCCATATAATGTCTTTAATGTAAAAGTTTCTACTACTGGCGCTGGCGGCGGCGGTGGCGGTGGTGGTGGTGGCGGCGTGTCAGGAATAATACATTTCTGACCCTTAAGAGTAACATTTACTTGTTTAATTATAGTTGTAGCTAACTTAGTAATATTATTGGTAGTAACAAGTTTAATAGTATAAATGCCACTCTTAGGAAAATTATATTTAGAATAATAATTAATATCGTGAAGAACTCCATTTATATACCATTCATATGAATATAAATCCTTATCAGCATATGCAATAGCTGGAAGAAGAATTATAGAATCACTAATAACGTATTTTTGTATCATCTAAGAGTCATCCCACTAACTGGAGCAGTATCAATTTCATCAATATTCATGCCAGTATCATTTTTCATTAATGTGGAATTACTTTCAATAACTGTTGCGGCTACGCTAGACATAGCTGCTTTTATATTTCTATCACCTGTAACTTCTTCATAAATATTACCATCAACATATCTAACTACATCACCTTTAATTACTTCATTTATCAAAGCCATACCATCAGCAGTTGCAATACTTTTATTATAAACTAGATTATTATTATCATCAACCATTTTCAAAGAAATTCCACCATTAGAATACATATCAAATATAATATTATTTCCGCATAATACATGCAGATCGCCAGATTGTTCCATTCTTATTACTAAGTTATTAATTCGTTTACCATCTTCACCAATTTCACCAATAAATATATTAAATCCATCTTTAGAGAACTCTACCTGATATTCAAAGTTTTCAGCTTCAGCACCATCATTCTCATTCGCACCTTCACTAAAAAACTTTTCCTGACTATTAAAGCATAAACGAGTAATAATATTTCCAGCATCATTAGTTGAGTAACATCTAGTGCCTGAGCTTATCAATTCATAATTTTGTGCGACCGTTCTAACTAATCCTTCTATCGCCAAATAGATCGTCTGAGCCAGCGGGGAAGCTCCGATGCCTGCGTAGCCGCCCCGTAATAGCTTTAAAATAGCCCCATCAGGCCCAGAGAGTATTCGGTCCCCTGGCAGTTCAGTTCCTATCCCTGCTTTACCCACAACAGAGGTCACTAAACCGTCAGAATTTGTTTTTCGGGCAGAGTAAAACTTAATGAATTCAACTTGGTTATCCTCGTGAAGATCGCATATACATACGTCACCAATTTCAGGGTGATAAAGGTCGCCCGAAATTTTAAGTCCTGTATTAGTATATCTAATATCTTCAAACCAATTTAATCCATCAATAGAGATAGCATCTAGAACATTCCTAGAAGTATCAACATAAACTATCCGACATTCAATATATCTCATCGCCTAATACCTCATCGAGCCTTTGTACTTGTTGTTCTTTAGCTAGTTTAACAGAAGGATTTTTAATCAGCTTTAAAGAGTTTTTGAAATCACGATACGACTTTTTTGAGAGGGCATCCCCTACCTCTACCACCCCTAAAGAAAAATCCAGGGGTTTGTTGTACACAGATTTTGATAAAACTGTACTAAGATGAAGTTCATTATAATCTCTAATAAGCTGATTTATAATTTCTTCTGGATCGACATGATACATTGATGCTATAAGTTGAAGCAACCTAAGCTGACCTTGATTTATTTTCGCATTTCGAAATTTAGTTATCATATTTTATTTCTTTTTATAAAAAAAAAAAAAAAAAAAAAAAAAAAAAAAATATTTTTATTATTTATTTATTATATAAAATAAAATCCAATGCCCGATCTGACTTTTTCCCGACCACTCATAAACCCTGGTAATAGTGAAGTTACGTCTTTTCAGTAGCCCCTGTATATTTGGGCTAACGAACCGGCCTCGTGCGCGAGACATGAAAGAGAAGGGTCAAGATCAAGCCTCACGTGAGAGACTTCTAAACCAGTAAAATGTACAGGGGCTTGAGATAATGGGCTAAGTAACGCAGTTTCACCACTTGCGAAGGGTCGGGGAAAAATGAATCGGGATGAAGGTTTTATATTTTTCGAGCCTCCGAAGAGGCTCGACGACATATTGACCTTTGCTGTGTTACGGCTTATACTCAAGGAATCCTCGCAGTTTAGACGGTAAAGAAGCAAACATTACTATTGTGGCACACTCACACTTTAAAGTCAAATAATATCTATAGGTGGAAATAGTATGAGGAAAATAGTTAAAAAAGAAAAATGTTATTATTGCTCACCATTAAATGGAACTTCTATTAATGAACAATGCTACATTTGTGCAACTAAAGAACTCAATAAAAAGAAAGCTGCTAAAAAAGTTAATAAAAAACTTAAACCAGAAGAAAAAATCAATGAAGAAAAAAGATTGGAATTCTTTAACAAAAAAGCAAATAATGATAAATTAAGAGAAGAATATTTTAAAGAACACGAAGAAGAAATTAATTTTTATCTAGAAGAATATACTAAAAAAGCAAGATATGAATCTGAGCAATATTTAATTGCAATAAGAAGATTTAATTATGAATTGAAATCGGTTATATTATTTAGAGATAGTTATAAGTGTGTATTGTGTAAAGAAATGAATGAAGAAAAATTATATATACATCATATAGTTCCCACAAATATAGATAAAACTCGTGTAGATGATAAAACTAATTTAGTTACATTATGTAAAACTTGTCATCTATTAGCTCATAATAATTGCTGGAATAACATAGATGCTAGTATAGCAGAAAAACTCAACAACTATATTAAATCCTTAGAATGTTATGAAGCTACATAAAAACCATTGATAGACTACGCAAAACTTAATTATATTATGTTATAACATAGACGGAGGGTTGTCTATGTTATTTTAATATTAACAAAAGGAGGTATTTTTTAGCTATGAATTATCCTAAACTCGGAATAAAGAAACTTGATGATCAGCATAGAGATATATTATTATTTCTGCTTCAGATTGCAGAGTATAAAGAAAATGTTCCTAAAATAATTAATACATTTATGACTTATTGTACGGAACATTTTGATTATGAAGAAAGTTTAATGAAAGAAATGGGTTATCCATACTATATTAAACATAAACAAGAACACATTGAAATTAAAGAAAAATTAGCTAAAGAATTTATTTATTCTATACGTCAAATTACTCCAGAAAAAATAGAATTAATGAGAATGTTAACATTAGCTCATATTAGTTCATATGATAAAACAATGGTTGATTGGTATCATGCAAATAAAAATAAATGCACTAATATTGATATTAACGAAAAGAATATAACTAACGGATGAAAAATGAAAAAGGAAAAAAGTAAGTGTGAGAATTTTGATGAAATTAGTACTTGGAAAGAAGTAGAATTACTAGATTTAAATTATAAGGAAAATCCTGACGGATTTGATGTTTGTCTTATGGTATTCGACCCAACAAAAGGCGAAGATGGGCTTACAATCAATACGTATGTAAACTGCAAATGCAGCGTAGAGGATTTTGGGATTGGCGCCTATGAATTTTGGGGTGCTAAAGGTGTAGATACCCAAATTGGGTATTCTGTAGACGAATTATATTTTGATGATATTTTTCCAGAGAATATGCAAAAGATTATCTCTACATTAGAAGAGAAGATGGTTGAGGAAGTTGGTGCAATTACAGTAGAAAAAGATTGGGATGGAGATTATGATGAATACTACGACAGATAGGCTAGAAGTTAGAATTAAAGCGTTTAAAATAAAAGATAATAACATTGCATTTAAACAAATTCAAGAATTAATTAATCAACACGTTCCAGAAGAATTTAGAGATCTAGTTAAACTTGAAGTAGATAGTTACGGATATATAACAGGAACTTATACTCGTCAAGAAACAGATGAGGAATATGAATTAAGACTTGAAAGAGCAAAAGAAAGATTAAAATGTGATCGTCGACAAGATACTAGAATATTAATTTCTATTTTAAATAAATATAATTTAGAAACTCTTATTCCAGATGATCTTCGTAATTCTATTATTGAGGTCATTAATAATGACGAATGGTAGCTTTGGTAAAACATACTCTCATAACAACACACCCTTTGACCCTGGAAGAAAAGTCAGACCAAAGGCTAATCTTGATCAATTAGATTTAGCTGGTTGTTATGATGAACCAACAATTACACAAGATCAAATTGATGATTTAATTGATGTAGATTTTTATGATGATCCAGAAGATAGGTGGTAATAATGAGAGTCAGAGATTTAATTGCACAATTATCAGAATGTGATCTTGATTCAGAAATTATTTTACAAATTGATTCTGAAGGCAATGGATATAAAAGGTGTTATGGAGTAGATAAAAATTGGGTTTTTTATAAAGATAATTATATATTTCTATTAAATTGGTCTTTAGAAGAATCTGGTTTATCTAAAGAAGAATATGATAAAATGTTTAAAAAACCTCGCATTGTTATACTATATCCCAATGAATAAGAAACGTATAATGAACTTTCTTCCTAAATCAATTACAGCAGCCGATGGCAAGCGGGTTAAGATTTATTTTGTCAAAGAAAGCGATGGCCCTGGAGTATATCTTAATTATGAAATGCTTAAGCAACAGAAGTGTACTTCTGATGAAATTAGGTCAATTCTTAGGTTAGCTAAAGATAAGCGTGAACTGTATAAAGAAATGTATACAGCTGCATTACAAAATGATTCACGAAAATTAAAGCTTCTTGCTAAGAAAGTTACTAAGATAGAATATACTTTACAGCATCTCTGGCACTTTAAACGTGATAAAAAATTCCATCGCTTTTGGGAAATGCCAGGGTGCAAATGTCCTAAGATGGATAACGCTGAAGCTTGGCCTACTGGACACTATATAATTAACGATAATTGTCCTATTCACGGACATTAATATACCGGAGGACTTAAATGATGAGTTGGCTTTATAATAAATTCATGAAATTTCTAGAGGAACTAGAAAATATGTTGGAGTCTAAATGAAAGTATTAGTTCTAATGGAACGGGCTTGTACAGATGCAGTTGAAATTGAGGTTGAATCACTTAAACAATTAAATGATATTATGTCAGATAGTTCATTACTTTATAGGTTAATTGACGAACAGGATCAATATTGGAAAGAAGTTTGTGGAGAATGTCTTGATGTTCGTTTTGAAAATCCAGATGGTAAATCTGAGTATATTATAGGAACTGAAGAAGCTGTTGAAAAGCCATTTAAAGGAGATTTAAGTGAGTTGGTTTAGCAGAAAGAAGAAAGATCTCAATGCGGAACCTAAAGACATTATTAAAGAAGTAGATACTTTGACTACTAAAGAAGTTGTAGAAAAAAAGTATTATAAAGTAAATCTTCGTATCTATTGGTTAGATGGATCATACGCTGACTATTGGTACAAAAATGTTTCAGTGGATGAAGTAAAATGCAAGAATGCTCGTCAATGGTTTAAACCATTCTTTAAGTGGTTCTTTCATACTAAAGAAGAATATTATTATCAGACATCAACTGATGGTGGTGGGCTAGGAATAAGGCGTAGTCAAATCAAATTCTTTGAAACAAGTATCAGTGAACAATGATTCGTATTGATGAATGGCCTAGACAGACTAAAACCACGGTAGATTATATTGAAAAACTTTTATTGGAGCATGACGCATGACAATGCCTCATTTAAGCAACTGTCCTCATGATGGTGATGGATGGTGTATTGATTGTGTTAAAAAACTTTGGAAAGAAAAAGAAGATTATAGAGCAATGGCAGAGAAGTTTAAAGACATTTGTTTGATACAACATAACTATCTTATTAAATATGACCTTATTGACAAAGAGTTTGATAAAACCATTAAAGAGTTTGAGGAACAAAATGGATGATCCAACCTTTGTAGAAAGTAGTGTTTGTGCTAACTCTACAATTAGCAAAGATAAACTAGATCCTGCATTTGTCAAACAAGTAGATGATATGGAAGCCATGCTCGCAAAGTTGCAGAAAATGGTTTACGAACTTTACTATCCTTATAGAAATAAACATGACTGATTAACTTAATATTATAAAAGTCATAAATATATAGAAAGTAGCGTTTGGACTAGATCCTGTATTTGCTTAAGGATAGGAAAATGTAATGACCGAAAAACCCTATGATCAAGTTATTGCAATTTTTGATAAGCTTGATTCAGACAAAAAGAGAGCAGACTTAATTGCAATTATTGGTACATATTATTGTTTGCGCTGTGGCAAACATCAATCAACAATTTCTCGCTGTAGTTGTTTAAATCGAGAAGTTAATATGATCCCAGCAGCTAAAGTTGAAAAACATACTGGACAGCTTAAAGATATGGCTATTGTGGTATGGTTAGATAAACAGCCGCCAGAAGGAACAATCCTTTATATGAAGAATTAATAGCAGATAGCGTTTGCCGGTATCGCGTGAATAACCGGATTTTTTTAGTTATGAGGATATAATGAGGATTGCTGCAACAATTTCATTCTGTAACCAAATTGGTCCAGATGAATGGAAAATGAATTATCATACAAATATATTTAACGAAACAGATTCATTAGAAAATATCTTTAACTGGGCTAGACGCATCAGTGGCCCTAACACTAAGATTACTATTAATGATATTAGACTCTCAGAAGTAAGCGAATGATGTCATGAAATTATTAATGGGTAAAGATTTATGATGAAATGGTGGCAAGATTACGAATATGCTTCAGACTTATACGATGCTGTCCAGAAACATCAGCAATGTTTTAGACGCAAGATGTTCTATCCTAATAATGGATCATATTCAATTGATTTTATCTATCCACGATCATTTCCAACGTTTACATTCCAAACATGGGGATATAGAATTTGGATAGGTGACAAAGATAAGTCTGACGATGAACGACAATCCTGAATATGATTCGGGAGAAAGAAATGATACCAGAAGGCACAGATCCAAATGTATATTTAGACTGTGAGCTTTCTCCCGCATGTCCACTTATATTTCCACAATGCTTGGAGAAAAATAATGACAAGTTGTTGGGAAGAACTAGTAATTAAATATGCAGATGGTCGTCCTATCTGTAATTGCGGTAAAGCTTATTATACTCCATGTGGAGTTGGTATTGATAAATATGGCAATCATCGTACAAATATATTAGCTTGTGCTGGTGGCTGTTCTTGTAATCAAATAACCGCAAGAGAAGAAATAGCTAGGAGAATTTTAAATGAAAGATAAAGCATTTATTAAGCAAGCCACGAAAATGATTGACGAAATACTCCGTTATCAAATTGAAACGTATTTTGATAATAATGTAACTCCACAGAATATCAAACTAATTGAAGAATATGTTAATAGATTCTTATTTGATAAGTTTATTACTGATGGTTATAGATTTGAACTTGAACTTGAATGTAAGAAAGAAGGCAATATTTTAGTAACCGGCTTTAAATCATTTAAAAATGGAGTGCCAATTAATGTTAAATAATTGGGATAAATGGGGCGATAAAGCCATTAGAAAAGATAATCTTCACATAGGATCATATTATGGCGGTATCTGCCGCAATGCTAGGATTGCACGATGGGATGGACAAAAGTTCATTTATTGGCGTGAAAAGTTTGGTAAGACGTTCTTAGAAGATATTGAATATTGGGATATTGATGGACAGTTTGATGGATTTATTCCATTATTTGAAATTGGTCTTGAACTTCCAGCACCAATTGATATTGAGAAATATAACAAATCAAAAGAACCAATTAAGTTTATACTTAATGGAACGTTAACTTTCTTAGAGTTTGATGGTGTTTCTATTACCTACGAAAGAATTTGTCAGTTAGCTAATCTTAATCCAGGTAACAACCCAAGCATTACTGTAGCTTATGCGAACAATGAATTTCCTGATCGTTGTGTTAAACATAACGAATATGTTACGTTAACTAAAGGTTGTGTTATTAATGCTTATTATACGGGTAATTCATAATGTTCAACAAAATCCTAACAAAGTATCGTGAATACAAATTTAAAAAGAAGATTGCTAAGTCTCCAAAGAATTTAGACGAAGCATTAGAATGGCTTAATATTCATTTAAGTAGAAAGACTATTAAGCAAATTAGAGAAACAACTGATGGATGCCATTTTGGATTAGGAATGAATCTTCGTAATGAATGGGGTCTTTGGTACGATTCTCCATTAGCTCAATACTTCAATTCAATTGGCATTCATGATGCAGATGATATGTCAGGAATTATATTAGAATCATACCATAGATTACTAAATGGATTACCTATTGATTTAGACGAACAGGTAAAAAGTTATAAAGAATATTGGGAGAGGTATAATGCAGGTTTATAAGTATGATCTTGAAATAACGGATCAGCAGATTATTGAAATGCCAGTTGACGCTAATTTGCTAACCGTACAATTACAAAATGGAAACTTAAAGCTTTGGGCAGCCGTAGATTCAAATATTATGACTAAACGCAGCATTATTATTCTTGGTACAGGTCATAAGATTAATTATATTCCCAAAAAGTATATTGGCACATTCCAAATGATGAATGGTAAATTAGTTTTTCACGTATTTGATGATGGAGAAGTCTAATGAAAGCCACCTGTAGCATTAGACAGCTTATTGAACAGCTAAAAGAGTTAGAGACTCAACTTGGTAATCTTCCAGTTTATCTGAAAGATCCTGACACCGATTGGATTATGCCAATTTGTCTTATTTATAGCGAGACTATGGAACGTCAACATAAAGGAATTACCTCTCCATGTTTATTAATTACTTCCGAATATTGTGACTATCCCAATGGGAGTGACTTCTATGAGCATGAAACGAATGAAACTGATTGATATTCTTCGTGCTGAGTCTAAATGGACCAAGAAACGAATGAAACTGATTGATATTCTTCGTGCTGAGTCTAAATGGACCAAGAAACAGCAAAGAAAGAAGAAAAAGCGACAAGTTGTTAGTCAGAATAAATGGAATAAACGATGGTATCGCCAATATCAAAGCGAAACTGGTAAGAATGATCTATTTGAATTAATTCCTAAAGGCACGCCTTATTGCTATAAAATATATCGTCCTTTAAACGTAGAAGAAAAAGATTATATTCAAGTTGTTTGCCCATTTCATTACTTTATTGAAATTCCAACTGAAGAACGAATTAATCATATCGGAATTGTAGCAGTAGGCCAAAATCATATCGGAGGCTGTAAGCTTCTAAAGAAAACAGATGATGATATGGGTGGATCTGGATTACTTTGGGATAGTTGTAAAGAATGCTACCTTAATTATGGATTTGGAGATTTTGAATGACAAAAGAAGAAGCAATTAAATTCTTTAAAGATCATGCAGCTTGGTTTAATGATACATGGAGCATGAGTCCTGAAGGAAAAGAATATTTAAAAAAATTTCTTGCAGCTATCGAGGCTGTTAAATGAACACAACCAACGCTTATAAAGAAACGTTCATTAAAACAACAGCATTAATCTCAACTATTGTTTGTTTTTGTGCTGCATTCTTATATTTTAATGATACATGTAATTCAGGCAAAGCATCAGATCTTATTAAAGTATTATTCGCAACTTTTTATATGATCTATTTTGCAATAGTTATATCAGACGGAGATTAATATGGATAATCGTTGGGTAAGGCTTTTCTCTACAAAATATGTTCATTCAGACTTAGGAACCATTACATTTGATGGTTATGGATGGATGGCTGTGCCACGTTCTTATCTAGAAGCTTTGCCTAAACGATTTCCAGATCTTAATACCGCAAAAAATTGGCTTGAGTCTTTATTGTAGTTGTGTTACACTATAGGTATATCAAAGAAAGGAGATAAAGAAATATGCAACCAACGAATATTTTAAAATAAGACAGCATTAATCTAGAAAATGCTGCGCTCACGAACCGTATCTCAACAACCGTTTCTAATTCATGCACATTCTTTGTTTCAGGATTAATGAACGAAGAAATGCTTAGGATTAGTAAAGAAGGCTTTTGGGTTCGTGGAGTTAAAGTAGAGCAAGATCCAGAAGAAGCTAAGAAAGTATATGAAGCATTTATGAAACTGTTGAAGTATAATAATATCTAAATGGTATAGTATTAATTAGAATAATCAAGATTGCTAATGATCATAAAGACTTTTAGAATCTTAAGTATTTATTAGACGAAGAAGATTACTCAATTAAAAGTAAAGTAAAAAGACCAAAGGAGACTATCTCATGACAGCTACAATTAAGGTATTGGCTAATTGCGATCCCGAGACAACAGTTGTAGAAGTAGTTTTAGTTAAAGATGAAAAAATTAATATGAAAGTGCTACTTGAAAATAACGATGAATTTACATGGAATATTTGTGGAAGTAACCAAGAGCTTCAAATTCGTGAAATAGACAAACCATAATAACTTGGTGCGTTTTTCGGTATCGCAAGAATAACCGATTATTTGTTATAATGTATATGGAGACATATACATTATATTTGTGTGTCCGTTTTCTTTAATTTTAGCTATGTGAGGCATAATGAAAGTTGAGCAAGGTAATCTTAAATCAGTATTAATGGACTAATTATATGAATAAAGATTTCAGTCTCAAATGGTTTGATATTCCAGATACAGTAATTGTTAAGTTTTGGAATAAGCTAGAAAAATTACCAAAACATAATTCAGAACATTGTATACATTGTCAAAACAATAAACTGAAATGGATTAATCATGAAAGTTAACATAACTTATCAAGATCAAGAGATTGAGGTATTCCTATACAATTTTCAGTATTGGAATCAGCGTTTTTTCTGCCTTGGGTCGAATCAAGATGGTACTTTATTCAAAAAATTTATCTCAACTAAGGGTTTCGATGTTCTACTTATAGAGAATGATGAAGGTCCGTCTTTTACATTTAAGAAAGAACACTTTAATCCCTACTTATGCAATAAAGAAAAGGACGTTTGGCGCGAATCTCAGCAAATTACCCAACATTATAACAATTTTAGCGTTTCTGATATTGGTCCGCATGATTATTCTGGTCATTATATTCCGGTAAAAGATTTAGGCCAATATAAAGATGACGCTTACTTTGAAACTAAGCCATTTAGCAAACCAGAGTTTGATCTTCTGCAATACCAAACAGATGACCTTTACTTTATTCAACATCAATCAATCAATAAAGATAGGCTTCCACAGCTTATTTGCTTGATGGATGATGCTACATTGTATGATAAAATAAATATCATACATGGAGTTACTGATAAAGATGAAGAAATCTTTGATCTAGAGACATTAATTAAGATCGTGGATACTGACCTCGCATATCCTGAGAAAAATGGATTGTACTTAGTGTTAAAACGTATTTCTGTAACGTTCATAATTCCAACCGTTCTATATGGCACTCAAGAGTTCTACAAAGCTGACACCCTGGATTTATTACGCGAGGATTTGGGAAATCGCTATATTGCACATTCAATTCTAAAGAAAAAACTGAAGCGCAAACATGCTTTACGGTATCTTTTTGAGTATTTTAATTTAACTAATAAACTTACATCATCTAAACGGCGTACATCAGTTCCCACCAACCCTGGACCTAAAGAGTTTAAGCAAAATGAGTTTAACATTCATTTTGATAGCTATGATACTTCAGTATTTAAAATTATATATTATGCCGATATTTTTACTATTGAACGAAAAGCTGCCCTTTCTACTTTAGTCCCAGGACAACCAGAGTTCTCTATTAATGGCAGATATGATTTCAAGGAATCAAGAATTGCGTTCGATGATTTTACAAATACGAAAGAGTTGCTCGAATTTATTCGAACAACAGTTGGAATTGCACAATCAATTAAACTTGCAAAACTTATTAACATTTGGCTGGGACCAGGCTTTGGCTATGCACCAAGAGTTTCCAAGATTCCAATTGCCAAAAAAGCCAACGCTAAACCTTTGGTAGATACTTTAACTTTAATCCACGTACCAACAATAGGATCAGACAATGAAATCTTCGAAACTGAAACATATATCAATGCATTTGAGTTCTTCGGGGCATTCGGAATACATATCCCTCAGTTACGAAATATCCTCAATATGGATTGGTTCAAATCAGATATCTATCATATCTTACAAACAACCTTTCCACTTTATCACATCGCCAGAGATTACAGACGACAACTCTTCAATTGGGATAACGATACGGAATTAAAAAATTGCATGATCCCCATACAAGACGCAAAGCGGCTTATCTTTTTATTTGAATCAGCAGGAGGTAAAAAGAATTCTTATTGGTACAATAATGCCAATATGATATTAGCCGCTTACCCTGATCAACTATTACAACCACAAACTTTAGTTATGGAGTAATCTAATGAGATTAACAGCTGTTAATGCTTTGCAAATAGCCAAGGACAATGGACATAATCCAGGGTATTTATTTAGTTCTAGCATGTGTTTTTGTAAAAATTGTAACGCTATTTTAACGTATTGTTATGAAAAATCTAATTGTTCTGGCCTCTATTTCACTAAATGCACAGGAGAAAACCAATGAGTTTCGATGTTGATCGTATTAAACTGAAGCATCAAGTCTATCTCACTATAGCTAAAACCATTGCCTTGCTTGGTACATGCAAAAGACTCAAAGTTGGTGCATTACTTCTTAGAGAAGATGGCGGAGTAGGAGGAATAGGTTACAATGGTGCGCCTCCGGGAATGAAACATTGCACAGATGAAACATGTAACGTAAATCAGCGATGCATTCATACTCTCCATGCCGAAGAAAATGCGCTTAGATTCTCAAACGGACCATTGCATACAGCTTATTTAACTCACGAACCTTGCTTAAATTGCACTCGGGATATGGCAATGAGAGGCGTAAAGACTATTTATTTCGATAAACCATATACTTCTATGCCGGATAACGAGAGGGATGAGCGTAAAGCCATCATGGATCATTTTAATATGTCAATTTATCAGTTGGTTGACGAAGATGTATAACACAGAATACGCAATTCAAGCTCGAAAACGGCACCAAATTCAGTTAGATTTAAAAGAAATAGCCTCATTACGGAAAATGGCTTGTGAAAGTGATCCGTTTAATGATACAACTCATGCTATTATGAGTATTATTTTAAAAAATTCCGATATTTTCTTAATTGATCCCAACAATTTAGTTGTTAATAAGGAAAATATTGGAATTTGCATGGATTATGAGCGTTTTTTCTATTATGATACTCGAATTAGGGCAGATTCATGGGATGGAGTTCATATATTACAAATTGTTCAAGATCCTTTCAATCTTACAACTTTCATCCCGAAACAACTTCCCTTATATGGCAAAGGAAATTTAATAGAAGATTATGCAAAAATTGATTCATATTGGTTAGAAAAGAACAACGATGTCATTTATGTTCGATATAGTCAAATCAATCCAATAAATCATCAATATGGATTTCAGGTAAAGCTTTTAAATTATCCAACTGATCCAAGAGATTTTCAGCACTTTGTAATGAATGAAGTTAACCAGGATAGAGCGAATTTATGCTCTACAGAGCGAAATGACAGCCCTCAAAACCGTTTTAAAGGATTAATTTTATGATAGAAACACTAGAAGATTTTATTCATAATAATTTTGATCTTCAAAATGGTGACATTTTAGAGATTTCATCAATTGTACTTAGAAAAGGAACTAATTCCCACGCTGTTAACAATATTCGCGTTGAGTTTTTAGATGGAGAACTTATTATGAGGTATAATTAATGCCAAGTGATACATGGATCGACGTTGTATATGAGTTTATGCGGAATCATTCAAAAAGACAGCACTTAAGTCAATATCATGAGCAATATAGCTGACTCCAACCTAAATGCTAGTTCAGATGATAAAAGTTACAAAGATTGGATAGTTTTTGCAAAAATGCATTTTAATAATGCAAAAGATGAAGATGGAATTTCATCATGATATT